CGCTTGAGAAGCGTGGGAGTTGGCGTGCCGGCAAGAAGAAGAAGGAGGCCGAAGAAGCACAGAGGATCGCAGTAAAGCCGGAAACGCAAGCCTGCCGGGTCACGCGGAGCAACTTCTCGGACGCCAAGATCGAACGTATCATCCGCAGCAAGATACCGGGCTATGACCCATTTCGCGACGCTGGGGACTGCGTTTTCGATTTTGATGCCGCCCGCAGCATCATTCGGTTCTTCCACTGCTCTCTCAGGCACTGCAAGGGTCCGATTGCCGGGCAGCCGTTCCTGCTTGAAGAATGGCAGATCGCCGTGCTCGCCAACGCGTTCGGCTGGAAGCGTCCGAACGGCAGGCGGCGGTATCGCAAGATATTCCTGTTCGTGCCCCGCAAGAATGGGAAGAGCCCGATAGCGGCGGGGGTTGTGCTGTACTTGATCATGGAGGATGGCGAGCGTGGCGCCGAGGTGTACGGTGCCGCCCGCGTATACAAGCAGGCATCCGTCATATGGTCATACGCCAGCGGCATGGTGAAACAGGACCCGGCGCTGGACGAGAAGTGCAGCATCTTCAAGGGGCAAAGCAGGTCGATTGAGTATGTGGACCCGGATGGCTTTCAGAGCATCTATCGAGTTCTGGCTGCTGATGCACTGTCGGAGCATGGTCAAAACACGTCCGGATATGTGATTGACGAAGTACATGCTTTGGCCGATGGCGAGATGATCGACGTGCTTGAGACCTCGACCGGAGCGCGCCCGCAACCTCTGGGCTTCTACATCTCGACCTCAGATTTTGAGCGTCCGGTCTCGCCCTGCAATGACATGCACAAATACGCCAGCGGGGTTCGCGATGGGCTGGTCGATAATCCGTATTTCCTGCCGGTGATTTTCGAGGCTGGCCGAGATGACAATTGGGCTGATCCTGCCGTTTGGGCACGAGCTAATCCGAACCTGGGCATCAGTCTGACGACCGAGTACATGGAAGAGCAGTGCAAGAAGGCACAAGCTACCCCGGCCTTTGAAAACACCTTCAAGCGACTCAATCTGAATATCCGCACTGAGCAGGACGTGCGCTGGATCGTCAAAGGGAAATGGGATGCTTGTGTCGGCGAAGTCGATGCCAAGGCCCTGGAGAAACAAACCTGCTACGGCGGGTTGGATTTGGCGACTACGAGCGATATCACCTGCCTCGTGCTGGCCTTCCCGCAGGACAGGGGCATCAAGCTGCTGGCGTTCTATTGGGTTCCCCAAGAGACGGTCGCCATCCGCGACAAGCGCGACAGGACGACATATCAGAAGTGGGTTGACCAGGGCATCATCCGCACCACGCCCGGCGACATGACCGACTACGGCTTTGTCCGCAAGGACATCAACGAACTCGCAGATACCTATGGAATCAAGCAAATCGCAGTGGATCGCGTGTTTCAAGGGGCACAGCTGTCCCATGAGCTTGAACAGGACGGCATGGATGTGTTGGCCTTTGGCCAAGGCTTCAGGTCGATGGCGGCACCAACCAGCGAGTTCGACCGGCTGATCCGTGCCGGAGAACTGGAGCACGGAGGTTGCCCAGTGCTGTCTTGGCACGCTAGTAACGTCTCAGTAAGGCTCGACGATGCAGGTTGCATGAAACCATCGAAGGTGAAATCAACCGAGAAGATCGACGGCATTGTGTCCGCCATCATGGCCGTGGGCCTGTGCATGGCCCACGAAGAGAAGAAAAGCGTCTACGCGACGCGCGGGGTGATTGCGCTATGAGGAGCCCATGAAGACCGCCATCGAAATCTCATTTCTGATCGGCGCGGGGATATTCGCCGTTGGACTATGGTGGCTGGCTCCGTGGCTATCGCTTGTCATCACGGGCTTGCTCATCATGCTCGGCGCCGGCGTCGCCTACTTTAACGAACCCGCCAAGAAGTCCGCCAAGCCTACCAAGACAAGCTGACCGCTGACCCGCCTGGAGGGGTGGATAGTTGATACTAGACCGCATTTTGCCGACCAAGTTGGCGGCTACGTTCAAGAATCCGCCCGATTGGTTGGTCGGGGCACTTGGCGGCAGCCTGACGACTGCGGGCGTGCGCGTTACGCCTGCGAGCGCTCTCACGCTGGCTGCCTACTTCGCCGCTATCCGTTGCATCTCTGAAGACGTGGCCAAGGTTCCGTTGATCTTGTATGAGCGCCTTGAGCCGCGCGGGAAGGAGCGCAGGCGGGACCATCCCGTCTATCCGCTCCTAAAAGAGCAACCCAACGCCAATATGACCGCAATGACCTTGCGGGAGACGATGACACAGCACGCGCTGGGCTGGGGCAACGGCTATGCCGAGATCGTTCGCGATCGCGACCTGACCATACAGTCGCTAGAGCTGCTGACGCCGGATCGCGTGACGCCGCGCATCAACGAGAACACCGAGCGAGTAGTGTACGAAGTGCGCAATCGCCACGGCGAACAGCGCATCTTGCAGGATTTCCAGGTCTTTCACCTTCACGGGCTCGGATATGACGGGCTGACCGGCTATTCCATTGCGCATCTAGCTCGCGAAGCTATCGGGCTGGGTCTGGCACAAGAGGCCAGCGGTTCAACAGTATTCAGTAACGGTGTTCGCGCGGGTGGCATCCTGGAAATGGATGGCGTTCTCGGTGAGGTCGAGCTACAGAATTTCCGCGAATCCTGGACACGGCAATATGCGGGCGTCGAGAACGCGAACAAGACGATGCTGTTGGAACACGGCATCAAGTTCAAGCCCATTACGATACCTTTCAAAGAATCGCAGTTCATCGAAGGCCGCAGCTTCAGCGCCGCCGACATTGCCCGATTCTTCAGAGTTCCGCCCCACATCATCGGCATAATGGACGCTGCGACGTTCTCGAACATTGAGCAGCAATCTATCGAGTACGTCACGCTCACGTTGATGAGCTGGTTCGTTCGTTGGGAACAAGAAGTCAAGCGCAAGCTGCTGACCAAAGTGACGGACGAAGACTTGTTCGCAGAGCACCTTGTTGACGCTCTGCTTCGCGGCGACATTGGAAGCCGCTTCAAGGCTTATGCCACCGCCCGACAGTGGGGCTGGATGAGCGCCAACGATGTGCTGGAGAAGGAAAACAGCAATCCGCTTCCAGGCGACCAGGGCGATATTTACCTGTCTCCGCTGAACATGGGCGATGCCGAGGACATCGGCGAAGAGCCGGAGCCGGATGAGCCTGCCGGTGATGAGGACAATGACGGCGACGATCCATTCTCCGCAACCGTAATCCACGACACCACCGTCGAGTCCATCACCGAGGCCCATGCCGATGTGTTTGGCGAGCGCATTGAGCGCTTGCTGAAAATCGAGTGCGATCGCGTGCGTCGCATCATGTCCAAGGACGATTCGGGCGAAAAGTTGGCCGAATTCTACTCCGAACATACGCAATTCATGCTTGACGGGCTTCGTCCGCCGAGCACCGCGTTGTGCGGTTCGCTGTGGGCAGCGCTGGGCGGCGGCGAAATGTCCAACGTCCTCAAGAGCACTCTGGAGGCCGGGCTAATTAGTATCGTCAACAACCACGTCAACCACGCTCGGGCGTCGCTTGATGAATCTGCCGAGCAGTTCTACGAGTGCTGGCAGGGCGGCAGGGCGGCAGAGCTGGCACAAGAAACAACCGAATTCTGCATGGCAGCAGTTCGGACATGGGGGGAATAAATGGCACTTCCACAGTTTATACAGACCAACGGCGTGACAACCGGCGTAACGCCGGTAACTGTCGTTCCTGCTCCGACCAATTCCAGCGTTGTGCATCGCTTGAAGTCTTTGGTAGTCACAAACAAAGACACTGTAGATGTGGTGATCATCGTACAGATGGCAGACGGTGCGACCGATCGGGAGGTGAGCCACACGAGCCATAACGCCGGCGTGGCCGCCACTGGAGTGTTGACCTTCAGCGGCAATGCTGCGAACGCCGAAACGATAATCATCGGCGGCAAAACATACACTTGGCAGAATGCGTTGACCGATGTGGACGGCAATATTGATGTCGGGACACTTCAGGCCGATAGCGAGGACCAACTTACCGCAGCCATCAACCTTGCGGCTGGGGCTGGCACCAAATACGCCGCCTCGATGACGGCCGGCGCGGTGACCGCCGTAGACGGTGCCGGGATCGTGACGGTGACGGCGAACGTAACAGGAACGGCCGGCAACTTCATTGCCACAACAGAGAGCATGGGTAGTGGAGCCTGGGGTGCTGGCGTACTCTCCGGCGGCGAAGACCCCGGCCGATTGCTGCTTGTAGACGACATTGTTGTGGACTCTTCCACCAAAAGCATTGAACTGTTGCTCGGTTGGCCCGTGGTCACTACGGAATGTGACTTTGTTGTCACATATTCGCGCGAGGGAGCACCCGATCTAGCCTCAGTCTAGGGGAACGCATGAAAGACGCACTTAGAAATCCGTCCAAATGGCAGCGCGGCCCAACGGCCCACGGCTTCGAGAACCTGAAGAGCAACGTCGTGCGCAGCGGCGGCGATAGCGGCGCGGGGCTCATCTCAAGGTTCAGCGTGATAACGCGCGGCGAGGCGCTGGGGCATGAGATGTGGATTGACCGAGACTTCTTGCAGCAGACTGCGGACGCCATAAATGCAAATGGCAGACAGGGCATCAAGAGCCGATTCACGCATCCCGGCCTGTCTGGCGATGGATTGGGCCGTTTTCTAGGCCGGGTTAAGGATGCTCGCGTCATTGGCACTCAAACCTTTGCCGATTTGCACATTTCCGAGACGGCGCACGACACGCCTGACGGCGACCTGGGTTCCTTCGTCATGGACCTGGCAGAGAAGGAGCCGGACATGTTCGGCACCTCGATCGTCTTCAGCCGCAGTGAATCTGACGAGGCAGCGTTCATCGCTGACCACAAAGACAAGCGTGGCCGTTTCGTTTCGCCCGACCGCAACAATGCTCAGAACTTCGTCCACGCGCGGCTGCAAGAGTTGCGGGCCGATGACGTAGTGGACGAACCGGCGGCCAATCCACACGGCATGTTCCATCGCGGGGACGAAATCGCTCGCGATGCCGAAGACTTGCTGTGCTATTCGCTCGGGTTGACGGAAACCGTGCCCTCGCTAACAGAACTGGACATCGACCCCACGCGGGTTGCCGAATATCTCAAGAAGTTCCTAGCCCGCCGCGGACTGCGGATAGTTTCCGCATCCGACTTGCTGGCCCGCTGCGAAGCAGCCAGAGAATAATCCCACAATTCAACTACCCATCGTCTCGGCGTGATGCCGGGCACATCGTACAGAACGCTGCGGGCGTGACGCCCGCAGCGACCTGCTGACACATCACATAGTCCAATCCTAGGAGGGAGAGGGATGCCGCAAAAGACATCTCTGGAGTTGCTCGAAGAGCGCAACTTCCTAATCAAAACCGCAGAAAACGTCGCCAAGAAGGCCCAGAAAGAGGGCTTGGCGCTTACTGACGAGGAGGTCAAGGAAACCGATGCGATGCTCGCTGAAGCAGAGTCGCTTACAGCGGACATCGAGAAAATGCAGCGCGCCGAGAAACAACTCACGCGCATTGAAGACGCTGTTGGTTCGATACAGAATCCCGACGCCGGACGCAAGACGACCACTGCTGAGCCGGTCGATTCGCTGGCCAACATGACGCCCAGCAAGATTCCCGCACAGTACAACAAAACTTACGGGAAGCTCAAGGCGTTTACCGGCGGAGCTAGTGCCGAGCAGGACCGCTACGACGCTTTCGAGTCGGGCATGTGGATTCGAGCCACGTTCTTCCGCGATAGCATAGCGCATCGCTGGTGCGAACTCAATGGCGTGTACCACAAGCTGGCCGCCGAAGAGGGCTCGGGCACTGCGGGCGGAAATCTCGTGCCGTCACCGCTTCTCGATCGCATTATCGTATTGCGCGATGAGTTCGGCACGTTCAGGCGCGAATGCGACCTCGTTCCGATGGGTCGCGACACGCTGTCAATTCCGAAGCTGAGCACAGGTACCACTGCTTCGTTCTTCGCCGAGTCGGCAACAATTGGCGAAAGCGATCCTGTATGGCTACAAGTTAATCTCACAGCCAAGAAGCTAGGGATAATTACGCGCATCAGCAACGAGCTTGCAGAGGATGCGGTAATCAACCTTGCCGACTGGCTTGCGATGGACATGGCGCGAGCGTTTGCGCTGAAGGAAGACGAAGTTGGATTTGCTGGCACGGGCGTAGCGTCTGATGGCGGCATCATCGGTGTCGCGCAGGCGTTCACCAATGGTCACTCGACATCCGCTTCTCCGTTGGCCGGCGCAGTTAATGCCAGTGCGGCTAACGACGACTTCGTTGAGCTTGATGCTACCGATATGGCTCTGATTATGGCTGCTTTGCCGGCGTACGCTCGGTCTAATGCCAAATGGTACTGTAGTTCGGTGTGTCAGGACTTGGTGTTCAATCGCTTGGCAAATGCCGGCGGCGGACAAACTGTTCAGACGTTTAGGGGTGAGCTTGGCCCGTCATTCCTCGGGCACTCCGTTGTGACCAATGAACAGCTGCCCAGCACCACGACGGCCGCTGCGTTGAACAACAGCACCATGCTGCTCTTTGGCGATTTGCGCCTGGCTGCGGTAATGGGTGACCGCCGGGGCATTACTGTTGCTTCAAGCGCAGACCGTTACTTCGAGGTAGATCAGGTCGCCATTCGTGCTACCGAGCGCTTCGACATTGCCATCCACGGCCTAGGCGATGCGACCACTGCCGGTCCCATCGTTGCATTGATTGGCCAAACCTAACGAAAGGGGGAAGAGAGAATGGGACTCACTGATAGTTATCAAAATGGCGTTGCTGAATGTTTTCAGCTCGGCACAATTGCCACAAACGCAACCAGCCTTACGACCGTTGACACCTTGTCGCGCGGCGCGTTTGCGATTGTTGATGTGGTTCAGAATGTGCCAGCGGCAACGAACACCTCGGCCAAGTGGACTTCGTTGGTTCTGTCGCACGGCACAACCACCGATGCCACGAATCACACGGCGATCACGAACATGACGGGCACTACCAACACGACCGCCACTACGGCGCAGTTCGTGTTGCCCACGAACAACGATACGGCCGTGAATCAGATTTGCAGATTCTACATCGACCTGCGTAACAAGGAGCGCTTTATCGGCGTAACTAAGCAGGCTTCGGCTAACCACCAGAGCACGGCGAATACTGCTACGCTCTTCCGTCGGCCAACCTCGCCAGTCACGGATGCGGAACGCAATGTCGGCGTATCTGTTGTGAACATCGCTTAACTCCAACCTGCGGCTTGGGGGTGGGTGGGGAACCGTCGCTACCCGCCCCCTTGCCCACTTTTGAAGGTGCTTTATTGCCACAAACATCGTCCGAGATGCGGATGCAGTCCCGTCGAGACAAGAACAACTTGACGCCCTGGCTGGAGGCCGAACGGCGACGCCGTTGCGTCTGAACATCGGCGCCGGCGAAGTCAAGTTGTCGGGCTTTGTGCCCGTTGATCGTCGCGTCGGCAAGGAAGCCTACCCGCTGGAATATGACGATGATTCCGTTGACGAGATTCGTGCCAGCCACGTGCTGGAGCATTTCGCCAGCGGAATGGTCGGCGATGTTCTGGCGAACTGGGTCAGCAAGCTCAAGCCCGGCGGCGTTATCCGTATCGCCGTACCAGACTTTGAAGTCATTGCCGGCATGGTGGCCAACTCGCCACCGTCACAGCGCGGCCTGGCCTATGCATACGCCTTCGGCGGCCAAACGGATGCAAACGATTTCCACCACGCGGCCTTTGACCCCGCCAGCCTCAAGACGCTCATGCGCCATTGCGGGCTGCGCAAGATCAAAGGATGGCAGTCTACCTTGCAGGACTGCGCCGCCCTGCCTGTGAGCCTGAACCTAGAAGGTGTCAAGCCGCACAAGCACAAGCTGCCCGCGATTGTAGCAGCGATGTCTACGTCTCGGCTGGGATTTACCGAGAATATGTTCAGCGCTACGGGCGTGTTTCCACACAGGAACGTCGAGTTGGTCAAGCAGACTGGGGCCTATTGGTCACAATGCCTGGATCGCGTGCTGACGCAGTTTCTCGATGCCGGCCATGATGGCTACATTGTAGTGCTCGACTACGATACGGTATTCAATGGCGACATATTCGACGAACTCTGTTACCTGATGGCTGACAATCCGCAGGCCGATGCTATCGCGCCGTGGCAAGTGAAACGCGAGAGCGACCATGCCTTAGTGTGGATGACGGATGACGATGGCAAGAAGCGAGATGAGATTACCTACGAAGAGCTTGATCGCGAACTAATGCCGGTCGATTCAGCGCACTTCGGCTTGACGCTGTTGCGCTCTAGGTGTTTTAAGTCGCTCAGGCGCCCGTGGTTCCTGGAAATCCCCGACCCTAATGGCGCCTGGGGCGATGGTCGCATTGACCCTGACATCTACTTTTGGAATAACTGGCGTGAATGCGGCAATTCGCTATTCATGGCCAACCACGTATCCATCGGCCATTGCCAACAGTTGGCAACTTGGCCGGACTGGAATTTGAAACCGATTCATCAGTACCTGCCGGACTATCAAAAGTCCGGCCCACCGAGGGGAGCGAGACTTTGACAAACGCAGGAAGAGTATTACACAAGATGATCAAGCGCGGCATCGTTGCCGAAGGCACGATACACGTGGTTATCACCATTGATCCCGAGAAGGATCATGTTCAAATCGAAGCCAAGCACGACGGATTGGCCACAAGCAGACAAGCACAAGCCGCCGTGGAAGTAATAGCGCATGTCGCTGCTGGGCAGGGCATGAAGAACACGGTCAAGCCTGCCCCGAAAGCCAAGAAGTCGGAAGCAAGCAAGCCCGACGCAGACCGGCCCGACACAGAGAAGCCCGAGCGTCACCCGTTGAAGGGATAGCAATTGGCCGACCAACCAATTCATTACAGCTTGTCCGAGCTGATCGCTCCGGCCGAAGAGCCCGTAACTACGGCGGAGGCCACATCGTGGATGAACGTGAATACGTCGGCAGACGATACCACGATAGGCTCGATGATCACTGCTGCCCGGCAGCAGGCCGAGATCTTTACTCGTCGCCGGTTTGTTGCATCCATGTTGCGCATGAGCCTGGATAGATTCCCCACGGGCAACAATCCCATATTCCTGCGCAGCCCGCCGCTGCTGTATCTGAAACAAATTCAGTACATCGATACAAACGGCACTACTCAGGTCTGGGGCGACGTGGCGATGGAAATAAGGGTCACGCCGGCCACCGTCGAAGTGGGCGATGTGTTCGATATCATCGCTGCGGGTGTGACCATTGCTACTTTTACGGCTACGGACGCCACTGTGGCCAACGTCACTGCCGGACTAGAGACGACGTGGAATGCGTCCACCAGCGACTATGCTACGTACGTCACCGCCACGGATCAGACCACCTATTTGGAATTGCTCGGCGACACGGGCCAAGGCTTCGCGGTGACGACTTCCACTACCGATGGCGGCGGAGCCGATACGCAAACGCTGGTAGCCGTTGAACAAAACGACGAATCGACGGTTTATACCGTTGACGCCACGAGCATCTTGCCTAGAATTGAACCGGCGCGGACAACGGTGACCCTGACTGGGCAGGACTATCCTGACACCAATCCCGACATAAATGCAGTCCTCATTGATTATGTCGCGGGCTACGGTGCTGCGTCGGCGGTTCCCGAGATCACCAAGGCTGCAATCAAGTTTCTAGTTGCTGACATGTACGAACACCGCGAGTCGCAGAGCGAGATCAGCCTTCAGGACAATCAGACGGTTAAGGATATGCTGTGGTCACTACGAGTTCCAACGGCGGCGTAGCTTACGGCAATTTGCAGTAATGCGGGGTGTCGACAAGGCGCTGTCGGCCTTGTTGGTCTGCATAGCAGCCGACACCCTTCAAGGAAATGTTTAAGGTAAGGCTTTTGTCGGGTCCATATTTTGCCCAGCGGTCATTGCTAACACATTCGATAGGATCGCGTTCAAGCGAGAGGGCGACGATATGAGCGTCAAGCAAACACACCGTTACCGCTGGCGCCGACGGCCATTCGATCTCAATGTCCTGCGGTCCGCCATGAAGCCGGACTTTCCCGGGCACGACGATCTGACGTTTCGGCAACACGATGGCCCGCTCGGGCATATCAGCCTCTCGCCGCGGAACACGGGCGATGATGGCGCTTGAGATAAACGCCCCGATTGATCCGCCGAGAAAGTCTCGTCTGTCCATGATGGGCACTCCTCAATGAATAGCGTAACAACAAAGAGTACAGAGTCAAGGGGGACAACCGCCGCCGACTTTCCGAGCTGATATCACCGCATCGCGCTGCGCCTTTCCCTAAGTGCCGGGTAGGCTCCTTGCCGCATGAACAACTTTGCATGCCGGGCACTCGCCAACGAGTACCGTTACGGCGAATCGCTCCATTCCGATATTCAGGGTGCGCATGTCGGGGATCTGTATTGGTCCTCTCGCTGCAATGAGACTCACAGCCTTTTGGATGTTGCACTTCCCTCGGCACGGCAACGTGAGATGGTCGTAGTGATGCTGCATAACCGTGTCATCGGCGTACCACCGCACACCGTTTTTGCGCACCGACTCGCCAAACTTGGGGTGACAGAGAAATATGTGTTCCAACTCGTGCTGCGAGAGGATACACTCCGTTGGTGCGTGTGTGGCAAGATTGCTCATTGACAAGTGCTCCCCGATCAGCATTGTAGCATCTAAAGACTCAGATGATAGACAAAACCGTCGCGGATTTCCCATCGTGGTATCATCGCATCAGGTTGCCTGATGGCACTGTCACGCCGGGTTGGTTCCCGCCGCAAAACATTCCAGACATCGTTGATTGGTACGAACTGCCAGAGGACTTCACCGGCAAGCGCGTGCTGGACGTAGGAGCTTTCGACGGCTTCTGGACGTTCTTGGCACTCGAGCGCGGCGCCGAACAGGTCGTGGCTATCGAGGACTGGTCGGATCGCATCGGTGAGTATGGCGACGAGCGGCACCGGCCGTGGGACACGTTTGATTTCTGCCGGGAGGCGCTACGATATGCAAGCCCCGAATGCCAAAGGCACACTATGTCGGTGTACGATGTAGCCACGTACAGCAGCCGGCAATACCCCGGCGAACCTGATTGGCTAGCATCGTTCGATACGGTCTTCCTGCTCGGCGTGCTGTACCACCTGCGGCATCCGCTGCTGGCCCTCGATGCTATCGCCAAAGTCTGCAAGCCCGGCGCGGAGCTGTACGTCGAATCGGCGGTCTGCGATCAATACTCGCCATACAAGCCGGGCACCCCACCGTACGATGGTCGTTGCGTGATGGAATTCTATCCAACTGACCAGCTTGGCAAGCGCGCAACTAACTGGTGGGCACCGAACCTCAAGTGCTTGATGAACATGGTGGCGGCTGCGGGCTTTGGCCAGGTGCGATGCAACCTGCTGACCAAAGACCCGCAAGCGCCGGCTCACTGCCGGGCTATGGTTCGTGCGGTCTACACTGGCAAGCCAATGAAGGCGGGGCAAGTGCTATCCGTGCCGTAAAGTTGCCATCCCCTGAGTTCGATGAGCGCCGCCCGATCGAAACGCTGTTTCGGCTGTGCCGCCGGCCGCGCGTCATTCTCGATATCGGGGCGGGTGAGGGTTTCTATGCGATCAATTTCCGCGTCTTCTTTCCCGGCGCGGACATCTATTGCTTCGAGCCCATCGCTACGAACTTCGAGAAGCTGGCCCACAATGCACAGGCCCTGTCGGTCACACCGGTCCCGTGGGCGCTGGGCGAACTCGCTGACGACGTAGTGATGTACCGGACAGCCACTACCGAGTGCAGTTCGGTACGACAGCCCTTGCCGCCGAATGGCGACGGCAACGACGAGCACCGCCGGGTAGTCGGCCGAGAATCGGCGCCTTGTGGTCGCCTTGACGATTGGCTTGCGGATGCAGGCGTAGATGCCTCAGCAGTTGACATCGTGAAGCTCGACACCCAGGGGTCTGAGTTAGACATCCTACGCGGCGCTCCCGAACTGCTGAAGCACCACCCGATCGTGATGATCGAGGAAACCATCCCGACATACTATGAAGGCCAGCCGACGCCCGAAGAGACTGCGGCCTTTATGGCCGCCGCAGGTTACCGCCTGGAATGCGACCATCCCTCCGACACCATGCCCGACCTATGGCACGACGGCATCTATGTGGCGGCATGATACGCCGAGAACTGGTCATCCCCTCCGACCCGCGAATTTGGCTGGCAAGCTGGCCGCGTTGTGGCAATACGCTACTGCGCCTGATCTTGCACCACTGCTTCGGCATCAAGAGCGATACGGCCTACGAGAATGATATTACTGGCGAGTTCTCGTCGAATACCTCCAAGCTGGTCAAGACGCACAACAAGCCGCCGAACGACTCGCCTGCTATCTACATCGTTCGCGACGGGCGTGAAGCCTGCGTGTCTTACATGCACTACATGCGGCAGACCGACCGCGACAAGAATGGCCCGCCGTTGCGATGGGTTATCGAAGGTCATCATAGCGTATGGTTCGGGACATGGAGTCAACACATTGCTCTGTGGAGTCCGCGGACCCGGACGGACACGTTACTGCTCTCCTACGAGAACATGGTAGCATCGCCGGGCCAGGCCGTAGAGCAGATCGCTGAGTTCTTGAATGCCAACCCGACCGGCAACAGTCTACCGACTTTCGCATCATTGCACAAAGCCCTCCCGACCTTCTTTCGCTCCGGAACGAACGAGACCTGGAAAACAGAAATGATTGGCGACAACCTTGACCTGTTTTGGGCGCTGCACGGGGACGCGATGGCAGAGTACGGTTATGAACCGTAGACAGTAGACAGCGCGTAGTAGCCCGCCATTCCAAGCAGAAAGATGAGTAATGGCCACAGGAGTTTCCATATTCGTGAGCCACGCCTCTCCGGCACAAGAAAATCGTCGGTGCTTGTCGGCTGCGACGCTTGACGGAGTTGCTCAAGAAGCTCCTGCTCTTCATCCCATTCGACCGTTTCGTAGGGAATGTGCAGTGCCACAAACTTGAGGCCTGAGTCAAGGAGATAAAGGCGGAAAAACATGCCCTTGTATCCGCGGCCCTGTGGTCCGCTGGCATCGTGCCCGCAGCGCTCCGCCACAGCGTGACCCCACACAGTCCATCTGTCGCGCGATCGAAAACGTGATCGACGAGCCGTAGCCTTGTTTAATGCTCGCCAATTAGTCTCGGATGTCTCTGCGGAATAAAGGCCCCACAGCCGATCAAACTCCCCCTCCGTCATGTCCGAATCAATGACTGTCATAGAACTGCCCCGAGAAAAGAGAACGAGCCGCAAGCCAACGAGCCAACATCGCGGCAGTATAGCAGGCCTGGGGCACTTTTCATGCTCACAATGGCGGAGCATGGCTATCGGTAGGCGCTACGGTTGATCGCTCTTCATCTTATCCAGGAGCGCCTTGAACTCGTCGAGCATTGTGCCGATTACGATTCGCGTTTGGACAGCCGCCATGAACCGCGAATCTAACACTTGCCTAGCGTGCAACGGCTCAAGATGCGTAATGAATTCTCTGATCCATATCAATCGCTCTTCTTGTGTCGGTATGTGCTCATCGCTGATGAACTCGCTGTACTCAAACCTGGCATTGGCTGACTGATAGTATTCGGTGACTCCGCCTACGGCCGCATGGGCAGTGAGGATTCGGCGCTCAAGCACTTCTTCTTTTCTGGGCATAGCAATCTTTCATTTGACTCAACTCAAGACGAAACGCAAGCAAAATCCGGCACGTTTGGATTTTCTGCGAAAGGATGAGCGCCGATGCATGCACTCATAGACAAATGCCAAGTTTGCCTACGTCCTGCAACTCGTTGCGTGCAGGATGTGGCTGCGGTCGGATGGTCAGAGCTTCCCGACGGCACGGCGGCTCTGCATTTCGAGCGCGCCGGGAAGCATTCGTTTTGCGGCGAACACAAGCGGCTTCCCCGGCAATACAACATGGCAGAAATAGAACGGGCACACGATGCAAGCAGGCAAGCTCCGACACCTCGTTGACATTCAAACGAACACTACGGTACGCGACACCACGGGGCAGCCGGTGGCGAGCTGGGGCGATACGTCTACCGATCAGCGAGCCTTCATTCGCCCACTGCGCGGGAACGAGCTAATGATCGCTCGGCAGGTCACGCCACAGGTCACCCACGAGATCACCATGCGCAATCCGACACTGACCCACGATCAACGACTGCAAGAGGCTGGCGGCTCGCGGACGTTCAACATTCTGTCAATCATCAACGTCAACGAACGGGACCATGAGAAACGAATCCTGTGCGTCGAAGAGCCAAGCTGATTATGCGGGGGGAGTATCCATAAATGGCATTTGTCGGCGTGGAAAGAGCGGTGCGGCAAATCCTGCAAGACGATGCCGATGTTTTTGCCTTAGTGGGCGCTCGCGTGAATCCCGCCAAGGCCGAACAGGGCCCAGCGACACCGTACGTGGTCTACCAGATGATAGCCAATGAGCACCACGAGATGTTCGGCGGCTCGGCTGGTTTGGCTAACGCCCTGATTCAAATCAGCGGCTTTAGTACCAGCAAATCGGAGGTTCTTGATCTCAGAGAAAAGGTGCGGCTGGCGCTCCAGGGACAGACCAGCGTTGTCACGGTGGGCGCAGATACGTTCGACGTGCGAAGCATCCACCTGGAGGGCGACAGAGACATAGACGATGACCCGCGAGACGGAAGCGATGCCGCGATATATGGGTGGGCGATGGATTTCCGAGTGGGATACCCGGAGCCGGTTCCATAATGGCAATAACTTTCAGCCTAAAAGGACTTGGCGGCACGAAAGCTGGCGCCTTCCACGTAGACGAAATCATCCACTGGGATGACAAGCTGATCATGGGGTTAGTCGAAGCTGACGTCGTGCGCGGCATCAGAAAAGCGACCCTAGAGGTCGAGCGAGACGCCAAGGCGCTGATCAGAGAGCGCGGCGCGGAGGTCCACACAGTCAGTGCGGGCGAAGGTGTTCGCGAGCCTTCCTTGCCGGGCCATCCGCCGCACCAAGTTACCGGATCGCTGTTTCGGGATGTTTCGCACGAATTCAGAAACGACGGACTGACCGGCGTTGTCGGTACAGACCTGCCCCACGGCAGGTGGCTAGAGTTCGGCACCAGCAAGATGATGGCCCGCCCGTGGCTGCGGCCTGCTTTAAGCGGGGTCATGTCTCGGGCCGAAACGTTCTTCGGCAACAGCAAATTCTGACGCACACGCGCCGGCGCAATGCCGGCACCAAGGGGGAAACATGGCAGCATTTTACGGGGTCACGGGCATCGTCTCGCTCGGCACCAATGACAGCAACATCAAAGGCTGGAAGCTAACGGTAACGCGCAGCACTCACGATACCACTGTATTCGAGACAGGCGGGGCGCAGAAATTCAAGACCTTCATTGGCGGACACACAGAGTGGTCGGGCTCATTCGAGGCGCTGGCGGATGATACCAATCTGCTCACGTTGGCAGATTTTGACGGCGTGGCCGCAGCTCTTTCGCTGACGGACGGGGACGGCAACACCTACACGGGCAATGTCATCCTATCCAACACTGCGATGGAAAACGATCACAACGACGTGGCCAAGTTCACTTCCGATTTCCAGGGCACCGGCACGCTCGCTGTGAGCTAAGGAGAAATCCGTGATCGAAGTAACCGCAACAATCGAGAAGCGTCAGATATCAGAGCTCGGCAAGCTCAAGGGCAAGGCCAACGCACAGAAGATCACGCTTGGCGGCGAGGAGCACGATCCCGGCCACTTGCAATTTTGTGGATTCGCCGGGCGGCGCGGGCCGGACAAGCGCTGGCACGGTGCGTTCCGTTTTGAACCCTGCGCGGGCGGCAGTTGCCCCGTCATCGCATTTGATTTCTTGACGCCAGCCAAGCCGCGCGCGCAGGCAGCGAAGCCGCAGACGACCAAGCCAGAGAAGGGGAGAACACGCGATGAGCATAGATAACCTACTGAGAATCAGCACTTCCGGCGCCGGCACGGCAATCAACAAAACGATAACGATTACGGATGAAGCCATTCTCGATCTGTCGTTCGATGTTGCGGATGGCCAGACGGACGAAGAACACATCATTGCCGTCGATGTGTCCGAAGCCAAAAGTGTATACATCGTTTCCGACCAAGCGATTGCAATGGAATGGAATGACGGTGCGGGCACGCAGGGCGATATGTCTTTGCTTGCAGGCGAGCCCGTGGTCTGGTGGTCTACGCAGGTTACCGATGGCGGCAACACGCTAAACCCGCTGGGCGCCACTGATATTACCTCCACTTTTTGGACAAACGCCAGCGGCTCTACTGCCAACATTAACTTCCAAGTCGTTTCAGACGCATCGCCGTAAGCGAGCTTCCCCTACATTCCAACGAAAGGCCCTCCCTCATGCCCGAACAAGTAATCGCCCATTCTCTGGATCAAGTGCAGGGCAAGCCTGTCGAGATCGAAATCGGCGGCAAACAGTACAAGGCATCGCCGCTCACTTTATCGGACTTCGGCGAAATCAAGGTCCTCATTCGCAAGGGCTGGCTATTGGCTCTCAACGATTGCGGTATTGACCAGGTGGAGTTGCGGCACATTCGGGCGCTTACCGCCTCGCGGCCTGTTGATATGGACGTGATCGCCGCGGAAATGAGTTCCCCGGACATCGTTCCCTACGTGATTTGGCTGGCGCTGCGCAAGCACAACAAGATCACGCTCAAGGAAATCACGGAAGCGACGGACGATATCGGCGAGCTGGCCAACGTGGTGGCTGCTGTTAGCGGCATGTACGCCGAGGGCAATGGCGAAAACCCTACACCGCTATCGACTGGGGTTACGTCTACGGCCTCTTGATGGTGTTTTACCACATGTCGATTGATGAGATTGGCAATCTCAGCCTGCCTCAGCTTCAAATCCTGATGAACAAAATGGCCAAAGTCAATAAGACTTTGAACCCAGCACCCAAGGGGATGTAGTGGCCCGCAAGCTCGGTGAAGCATTTGTAGCGATCAAAGCCGATATGTCCGACCTCAAGAAAGGGCTGGACGAGGCGGCTGCTGAGACAAAAAAGGCGGTCAGGACGATACTGCGCAGCCTGAACTTGGTGGAGCGGGCGCTTGGTGGCTTGATCAAGGTCGGGGCCGGGCTGTCCGTGGGGCTGACGCTCCCGATTGTGTTGGCTTCTCGCAGCTTTGTGCGTCTAGGCTCTGCCGCAAACGAGCTTGAAAACAGGTTCAGCATATCGTTCGGCAACATGACCGAGGAAATGAACGAATGGGCCAGTCGATTATCCGACGCCGTTGGCCGTAGCGCCATTGACACTAAGGATTTCGCCGCATCGTTCAATACGATGATTGGTCCGCTCAGGCTGGGCGCAGACGCAGCGTCAGCGATGGCCAAAGAGCTTACCAAGCTAACATTCGACTTGGGCTCTATTGCAGATTTGACGCCCGAAGCGTCGTTCAGAAAACTGCAATCGGCCCTCGCGGGGCAGTTCCGGCCTCTTCAGAGATACGCCGAGTCAATGTCTGCGGCGGCAGTAAAGACGTTTGCGCTTGACAACGGCATTATAGCACTTGGCGAAACGATGAACGAGACACAGAAACTTGTGGCTCGTTTTGGTCTTGTTACTGAAACGCTCAAGTTCGCGATGGGGGATGCAATCAGGACCGGCCAGGGCTGGCAGAACCAATGGGAGCGGTTGCTAGGGCAGATCAAAGACATGTCCTCCGCGATGGGGCAAATCATGATACCAACGCTGCTGGCGTTGCTGCGCGTAATGAATGTAACCATCATCCCCCTGGCGCTGTGGGTCGTCGAGTTCGTCAAGCTACATCCCCTGCTGGGAAACGTGGCCACCGCCGTCGCGCTTCTCGTCGCCGTGCTTGGGCCGCTTCTTATCATTTCCGCCGGACTGCTGCTAATCTACATTAAAATACGTTTTGCGTTTAAGGCGGCACAGATTACGTTGGGGCTCTTTGGTATCAAAGTCAAGGGCACCGCGCTCAGCGTGTTACTGTTCACCAAGGCTTTGGGGTTCGCAAGGATAGCAGGCGGGTGGCTCAGGGTAGAGTTCATTAGGATGAGAACTGCTTTGACTGCGCTTAGTGCCAGATTTAGGCTGGCATCAATCAGCTCGATTTCATTCGCGGCCATATGGACCGGGGCGGCGGGGGTCATCGCGGGTGCGGCTGCGCTTGTGGCTGGCGCGTTTCGCCTGATGTGGGCGGCGATCCTGGGTCCAGCGGGGTTAGCCATCATAGCCATTACGGCTTTGGCGTTCCTGATTGAGCACTTGTTAGCCAAATCGGCAATGAAGGGCCTTGCCGAAGAAACGGACGCCCTCAACAAGGCGCTCAAGGCCTCAAGGGCGGAGCGGCGGGCGGCGCTGGGGACACGGGCGGCGGGGCCGGGTTTGGGCGCACCGTTAGTACGCCGGTTTTGGGCTTGCTTGCAGGCGGTGGCGAGGGCTTCTCTCGAATCTTCGCCGGAGCGGCCGGGGCAATAGGCATCAAACCGAAGGGTGACCAACTTGTCGCCGGGAAGCTCGATCGCACCAACGAACTCTTGGCCGAGATTGCGGGCAACGGCATGTCTCCGGCATTGGTCCTCGCCTAATGGCCATCACGGTTACAGAGCTCGTCCGCACCGGCCCTATCTCCTTGGACCAAAGCCAAGAGGTACGGGTCCGCGAGTTCAAGGTTGAAACTACCGATGCCGATGGGGACAACCTGTCGTTTGAGTCAGACGTCACATTCGCCGAGAACATTCCGCGAATCGGTGATCTGTGGTCCGCGCACGGCTACCAGGGCTCGGACGATCTCGAAGGCGAACTAACCCACGCCGAGCCGCGCGACATAGCCACAGAAGGCCAGCTCAGCGTCCACGGCGTTCGGGTAATCCGCTTGGCCGAATCAAGCTCGGGCGGCCTGAAAACGATTACATTCAAGGTAACGGTTCAATATGGAACCAAGAAGGTATTGTGGACCGCCCGTAAGCAAGCGGAAATCACGACCAAAACCGAGAAGATATTCTGGGATTTGGATGCAATTGAGGGGCCGCCGTTTCCGACCCCGCCGACCTACCTCGCGCAATGTGCTACTTGGTCAAGCATCATTCAGCAGCCCTTGCCGCCGCAGTTTCCAAACTACGGCCATGAATCGGTAATCGAGAACGGCGAGGGAACCGACAAGCTCGCCCCGCAATTCGTGTTGAGCTTTCAGAAGCTCGTTTATGACCCCGACCTTGCCCAACAGCGAGAACTGTTTGACCTTGCAGCAACAACGAACGAAACATCGGGCCAAGAAATCTTTATAGGCGAAAACCACTGGCTGTTCCTGGGCTCACAAGGCTCCGAAGTTAGGGATGACGTATTCGACTTGACCCTCAAGTTTGCCTATGACAAGTGGGATCACCGATACTTCACGTATACCACTGAGCAGGGTTCAACGTGGCCTGTGATTGCCGGAGCGGGGGCACAGGCTGTCCCGGCGTGCCGTAGCTACCGAATCTATCCTCGCACGGACTGGAATCCGATTGCAACAATACTTGGTATCACCCTGTAAATGCCTCAACGATTGCCACGTTTCGAGAAGGGTCAAGCCCTCTCCCACCGCGATCTCAACGCGCTGTCTGAAGCGATCACAGAGCAAGAGCGCGGCGACTTCCAACGCGCCAAGCGTCGCAGGGCTCCGGATTATGTGTGCAAGATTGTGGCTTTCGGGCCGGGGGGCGAGCCCGACTTCCGTGACTCGCGATACTGGGTCCGCCAAGTGCGGCTCCAGACTACGCTTCCGCCCGGCCCTGTCCCGTCCGGGATGCAAGAGATCGCATTCGGCACAAGCACGCCGATATGGGCCGAAGCGATCAACTTGTCTGAGGCGATTGGCGGCACACATTCGTTGCCGCCCGGTACAATCGTCCGCATTTTCGAGGCCCGCGACTGGGCAGGCCAGACGCACTTCGTCTTCACGATCCAAGCCGGGGTAACGGGTGCCTGTTGCTTGCCACCGGGACACAAGGACGGACCCTGTGCCGACAACTGGCCAGAAAGCAAGTGTGATGATGAGGATGGCGAATGGGTTGGGCCGAACACCACGTGCGATCCCGATCCGTGCAAAGGCGCCTGCTGCCTCGGGGCAAATAACGCGACTTGTGTCCCGAATCAGACACAGGCTGATTGCGAGGTTGAAGGCGGGATCTTCGTTGGCGTCGGCACGGGCTGTGTACCCGACCCGTGTGAAACAACGCCCGGAGCGTGCTGTTTCGGCGAGAGTTGCGTACGCGACCAAACCCAGGCCGAATGCCAGGGCGAGGGCGGCGTGTGGCAAGGGCCGGGCGTGCCCTGTGACCCCAATCCCTGCCTCGATCCTGATCCTGAACCCGGTGGGGCCTGTTGCGTTGGCGAGGTATGCCACCCGAACGAGACCGAAGAGAGCTGCTGCCTGCGCGGCGGCGAATGGCAAGGCCCGGCCGTACCGTGCTTTCCCAACCCGTGCGGCGAAACGGCCGGCTCTTGCTGTACCGGCCCGAACTTCAATACCTGCGTGCCCAATGTCACGCGGGGCAAGTGTTGCGTATTCAACGGCGGGGTCGGCCACTGGAATGGTCCGGGTTCAACCTGCGGACCGCCCGATCCATGCAATATACCGCCGACGGTGGGAGCGTGCTGCTGCGGTACCACATTCCCGCAGACCTGTACGCCCAACCAAACTAGCGAACAATGCCTGGGCGAATCAGATTGCCAATGGTATCCGGGCGAGCCGTGTACGCCACCGCAGTGCCTCGGCGAGCCGCCCACGGTCGGCGCCTGCTGTGAGCCCGGTTCATTGCCGCAGGCTTGTCACGAAGACTGGACGCAGGTTCAATGTGCGGCAATCGACGGTAGATGGTTCCCCGGACAGCCCTGCACGCCGCCCGAATGCGAGGGCGAGCCGCCCGAGACGGGAGCTTGCTGCCCGTCGCCCGGCAACGTGCCTTGCATTATAAGTACAGAAGCGGATTGCGACGGCGGCTACTTAGGCGACGGCACCAATTGCGGGCCGCCCGATCCATGCATTGATCCCACTTCCGGTATCTGTTGCATCGGCCCTGCGCCACCGGGTGGCCAAGAAACTTGCGTCGAGGCTGATAACGAGGCTTCGTGTATCGGCCAAGACGGTACCTGGCATCCCGGCATTCCCAATTGTGGGCCGCCGAATCCATGTCCGTCCGCACCCGCGCTTGAGGCGTGTTGTATGACGGGCAGCGGGGCGCCCGGCCAACCGGAAGATTGCTTCGAGTTCACGCCGCAAGATTGCGAGTTGTTTGATGGTGTCCCGCAGGGACCCGGAAGTACATGCACGCCCAATCTATGTCCGATCCATCCCTTCCACGGCGCGTGTTGCTTCCCTGAGCCGGTGCCGCCACCGGGCGATCAGCAACAATGCGTAGATGACATTCACGAGCTCGAATGCATTGCCGGCGGTGGAGTGTGGCAGGGCGACAACACAGACTGTTTCCCAAACCCGTGTCCATCGACACCGATCGGCGCATGTTGTTTCGGGCAAGAATGCGTCTCGAATCTGACTGAGGAGCAATGCCTGAAACAAGATGGGAGATGGATAGGCAACCCGGGAGGCCTGCGAGATCCATGCGATCCGAATCCATGCCCCACAATAGAGCCTACTCCGGGTGCCTGTTGTGCGCCGCCGAGCATTACGCCGGCGCCGGACATTTGCATTGATAATCTGAGCCGCGAGGAATGCGAGCACGGCGAGCAGGGCACCTGGCAAGGGCCGGGCAGCGTTTGTGCCATGATCGACTGCAATGAGACCGGGGCCTGTTGCTTCCCATCCGGCTCCTGTATCGACGACCAGACGGAGAGCGACTGCATCGGAGAAGGCGGTCAATGGATGGGGCCGGGCACGCTGTGTGCTGAGGTTGTATGCGGCGGAGAGGCCATTGACTGCTGCTTGCCGGATTGCACTTGTCAGATGGTCGGCGACGATGCTGCCTGCCTTGACCTCGGCGGTGAGCCGCATCCCATTGGCTTCTGTGCTGCCAATATGTGCTGTGTAGCCTGTTGCCGATTTATTCAGCAAGATTGTGTCGATGCTCGAACATGTTTTGATTGCGAACAGGACGGATATGCGTGCCTCGGTGAAGGCACGAGCTGCGCAACCCATGAAAACGACTGCGAAATCTGCTGCTGCTTGGGTGAGACCAATGGCGAACCCTGCGGGCCGATCGTGTGTCCGCAAATAGATTGCGCCTGTACTGGCAGGACATCGCTCGACTGCAACAAGCTCGGAGGCGTCATCTCCGTCGTCAATTGCTGTATCCTGCCCTGACCCCAGAAAGGAATCCCATGTTCACCCTCAAGCAAACCCAGTCATTTCTGCGCGCCGTGCTCAGCGGCCGGGACAAGACGCTGCAAGCAGAACGCGATGCCGTATGCGACGGCTGCGATCAGTACATCGAGCGGCCCGCGAAAAACATCTGGGGCAAGCTCAAGATGCAGGGCTTCTGCAAAGCCTGTGGCTGCGGAGCGCGGTCGATGGCCGACATGAAGGGCGGCAAGAACGCCTTCCGAGACATGAAGTGCCCAATGGCCCGATGGCCGGGCGACGCAGAGAGCATGGGCCTGACACTTAAAGAGGTCAACCTGCTGTTCGGAGCCAAGGACCGGCTCGAATACAACATGGCGTCGGTGCAGAATCTCATCGACAAACAAAAGCCAATGGACCCGGCGCTGCAGGCCATGATCTTCGGCCAGCCGCTGGCAGGAAAAGCCGCGGCGGGCGTGGCGGATGCAAGCAGGCCGCAGGCCTTGCCCGCCAAACAATGCCGCCGCCCTACTCCTTGCAAGAGCCGGTCGCCGAAGCCTAAGCCATTGCGCGATCCACAGGACGCGCTGGCCAACGCGCAACACGAAAACCTCGCAAGCGCCTAAACACCAACACAACACCCTGGGGAGGGAATCATGGCCGATACATTTTGGGATAATAACGCCGGGGCTGGCGACAACACTTGGGATGGCGCAGTAAGTCAATGGAGCACGGGCGCCTTCCCGGTTACTGGCGACGATGCCCTGTTCACCGACGTGCGCTCGTCTGCAAATCTGAATGGCACCACGGTGATCGAGGCTACCTGGCCCGACAACATTTTCTTCAATCGCTACTCGGGCAATGTGGGATCGACCGGCACACACTTGATCCTGGACGATGCGGCCGGCAGCGAGACGCTTGACGAGCTGCGCATCGAGAACTGCACCGGCAAGTTTTTCATCGACTTCAATGAGGCGGCGGGTGACAACGTAGTCACCGACACCTTTGTGAACGTGTCGGGGCAAGCGCCCGATCAAATCAACTTGGGCGGCGCGGCCGCTTTCACGAATGTCCACCTACTTCGAGGTAGAACCAACCTCGGGCAAACAGGTGTCATCACCGACCTGTGGGTAGCGCACAGCACGACACCTCGCGACGTTCATGCCGACATTTCGTCGGGCACCACGGTCACAAATGTTCGCCAGGGCGGCGGGCGGGTTACGTGTGCGTCAGCCCAAGCCATCACGCTATGGATGCAGCAGGGCGGCACAACGCTGCTCACCGGCAGCAACACGATCACCGACTATTACGTGATGTCCGGCAACCTGCGAATCGACGGTAGCGGCACAGTGCTGGTCATCAGCAATCTTTACGTCAAATCCGGCATGGTCGATCTGACCAGAACGGGGAACCTGCGCACGCTCACCAATATCTATGTCTGGCCGGGTGCGACGATTGACATGCGCGGCGTCGAGCCGTTCATCACGAACACGAAGAGAGTTCAATACGGCACCGGCAAGTTTCTCGGCAATCTTCAGCCCACGCAGACCTTCGCATAATGCCTTCACCAACCGATCCAGGTTTTCAGAAACGAGTCACTGTGTCCGAAGCGGGCAGGCCGAAACAGCTTGCGCCGGACGGGACACCGGCTGGCGTGTTTCGTGTTGTGGCGCTGAGCACCAATACGGACAAGATCGGTCTGGGCGGTGAGCCGGACTGGTCGCTCGCCGATGACCGCCGCCTAGTTGACGGACCTATCTCGGCAGCCGCGACGCAAAATGTGCCGCTCTATGACCCGGGCTACGGCCGGACCATACGCGGCGATCTCAGTAAGTGGTGGGTAGACGTGCGAGTCGCTAACGAAGGCGTGTGCTGGGTTCGGATTGAATAAGGGGAGATAATGGCAAAACACATGCAGGAAGAACTGACACCTCTCAATCCGATCAAGATTCAGGGCGATACCATCGGCCTAGACGAGCGGATCGTCAACCTGCTCAAGTTCTTTAACGGGACATTCTTGGAGTTCTTTGATGCGCTGGTGACCAGCGACGGCGCCACGGTCACTATGTCGCTTGAGAAATCGGGCGGCGGCGATCTGACCACCGTATTCAGCGACAGGCACCGCAACTTTGATTGCACGCCCGCCGCCACGATTGCGCTGACTCCGGGAACCGATGAAGCCCCGCAACTCAATTATGTATACATCCTGCAATCTGCGCCGGCTGTGCTGGTCAAGAGCATAAGCGATTGGCCGTCCGCAGAGCACATTCGGGTGGGTATATTCTTTGTTCCCACGGCAGGGCTGGTCAACACGGGCGCGGCGGGGAACAATTTCCTCCTAATCAACCAAAACATAAATGAGGAGGCCGCGACTGCTGACGGGCAAGGGCACTTGACACACATCATGGACAGGTTGCGACACGGCGGTGGCATGGGAGGGCTATGGCACACCGGGTGTTTGGGCACAGCCACACAAGACGGTAATGATCTTTGGGTTGATATTGCGGCCGGAACCGTAGCACAAGTTCATCATCACGATTTCCCGGCGCTTGATTCTGACACTGCGGGTGCAGGCGATCCGATTGTCGTAGTCAATGACCCCGACGCAGCCTACGCCATCATCAATAGCCTGAACGCGATTACGAAGCTGTCTACTGGCGTCGCAATCGGGAACAACAAATTTGTGAAGTTTGTGCTCTCTGCTGTCGCGAACAAGACGGGTGCGGTTAGTCCGATGCTCCTGAAGCTGCCGGGCGGCCTATACAACACGGCCGCCGACGCAGCCACAGACGTTGAGGGTTATGCCGACTTCTCAATTCCTGATGAATTTCTCATACAGTCGTCCACGGGTTTTCTCATTGCGTCATTCGTATGCAAGCACACGGCCACTGGGATGGAGCTTCAGTCTACGGTAGACCTGCGCGGCCAGACCCCTACATCACTGAGTATCGGCGGCTCCATTGCCGGCGGCGGCAACGTGACGGCTGCGGCGAACCTGACTGATAACGCCCTCATTCGCGGCGACGGCGGGGCCAAGGGCATCCAGGACAGCGGCTGGCTGCTGGACGATAGCGATAATATGCTGATCCCGGCTGGAGGCAGTATTGCTTTTACGGACGTCAGTACCTCCATTTCTGCGGTCACCGGGAATCTCAATTCGTTGGTCGCCGGGGGAAATAGTTTCATTTGGGGAATCGGGTTCACTGACGAGTTAATACTGTTTGAGAATCGCCTGGAGTTCAAGCAGGTTTTCCAGGACGTTGGATTTGGATGGGCAACCGCTTCTGAGCTTGACGTAGAAATCGACGGCGTACCCCAAGTCACCTTCACCGATGGCACGTTCGAGCCGGTGACGACGAACGATATCGACATCGGCTCGCTAACGGTGCTGTTCAAAGATGGGCACCTCGCTGGCTCGCTGTTTTTCCGCGATGCCGCCATTCACATTTCTTCGGACAACGACGGCGATCTTGACCTTGAGGCTGACGTAAGCATCGACTTCGAGATCGGCGGCACGGAGGAAATGACGCTGACCAGTGCCGGCCTTGACGTGACGAACCTTTGTAAAGCAGAGACCTTTGAAAGCGACGTGGCGGGTGGCACGGCTCCGATCGTGGTCGCAAGCACCACAGTGGTTCCGAACCTCAATGTTGACCAAGTGGACGGCAAGGATTCGACGGACCTGGTGCTCGTTGACGGCTCGCAGCCGCTGACCGCCGATTGGGATGCGGGGGCGTTCAGCATTCGGGCGGGGGGCTTCCGCGTAGACGGCGATGGGGGCACCGAGGCGGGCACGATAACTTTCACAAATGTTGAAGCTAATGCAGGAACGGGGGGAGTTCCTACGTTTGCGGCGGGCGTACAAATAGCCACGGGCAAAGAGGCTTCGCCTGCCGGAGCGGCCCCAACAGATTGGCTGAAAATTCGCACGCCGGCCGGCGCGAAGTGGTTGTTACTGTGGACCTAAAGAGAACCGGCAAGTGCTGCCACAACGGCGCCTGCTGCAAATGGGAAACGGCCAAGGGGCTGGAGATGTTCAAAGACAGGCGAGACGAAAAACGCGAGTGGTGCCCGCACTATGACCCGACAGTGAAGGTGAACCATTGTACGATTTACGATGACCGACCCGAAGGATGCCGAATGTTCCCCCGCGTGGCCGCGCACCTACTCCCCGGCTGCGGATTCCACTGATTACTGATTACCGACTACCGACTACTGGAGCCCCCCAATGACACCCGATCAAGCAATCGAATTGTTGTACTCAGCGAGCACGCTGGCCAAGCTGACAAAAGAAGATCACGTCAAATGTGAACAGGCCAGAGCGACGCTGCTCAACGCGCTGCGCACGCCGGACCAGGCCGACCAAAAGGAGCTACGAATTGTGCCCCCCGACGAAAGCTAACGCCGCTGCCTGGCTCCCGATCATCCTAGCGTTCGGCGGCATCATTGCGTGGGGCGCGCAGACCAACAACAAAGTGGAGCGGCTGGAAACCGACATGGCCGCAGTGGCCAACGCTCTGCCCGAAATACAGGAATCGCTTACTCGAATCGAAACCGTTTTAGACATCAGGAGAACACCATGAGCACAGAGAAACTGATCGCACTTGCATTGAGCCTGTTGGGGCCGGCGTTGGCAGCAGCGGGATGCAGTATGGACCTACCGAACCTTCTACTTTGAAAGGAGCATGAGCAATGCCAAAGAATCAACCGAGTGCAGACAGCGATAGCGAACAGGCCGGGGCCGCAACGCGCGGAACAGAAGCGGGCGGGGCGGCGGAAGTCGTTGCAGCCGGAGCGGGAGCGGGCGTAGCACAGTCCGGCGCGGGCGCGCAGTACGGTGTTGCGGGCGCCGAAGGCGTATCCGATATCGGGCAAGCCGAAGCCCAGATCAGAGAAAGCGTCCGAGCTTCCCAGAACAGCGGCGATCTCGATCAGTTCGTCCGGGCACACTATGCGCGGCAACTGTCCAACGCTGAGGACTACGACAAGACGCTCAACAGCCTCAATCAGACTCAGCGCGAAATCACTGTCAAGCATGACGACGCCACCGACACCATCACGCTGGCCCAGCTTGCCAATGCGCTCACCGTGCTGGGGCTCAAGCTATCAACGGAGGCACTCAAGAAATGATGAAACGATTTTCAGCAATTCTGGCGGCCGGCCTTGTGACCTTGGCCTGCCTGGGCTGCCATACGCGCAATACAGGCGACGGCAGTTTCGCGATGACGTTCGGCACAACGCTGACGTTCTCGCACAATGGGCCGGAAGAGGGCGAATCGCAAGTGGGCATAGACGTGGAAGAGTGGATGCGACGCCCGGTAATTGAATGGCTCGTTGACGATGAGCAGTCCATCGACGACGAGCAGTCCATCGAAACGGACGTCGAATGAAAACGGGTGCCGGGCCGGACAGTCATAGCCCGACACCCTCGGAGGGGAGAGACTCTATTTCTGAATGAAACCTCGTTGCGATCACCAACTGCGCGGCTAACGACAGGACTTATAGCGTGACTAACAGCTCCGGGGGGCCGATGGTCGGCCAAGGTGCTTAACTAGGCCCCCGTGTTGAGACTGACTGCACGACTGATCGCCTGACTAACTGCACGACTGATGTCTTGATCGCTTCCCGTGAACTCTTCTTTGGGAATCTTCAGGGTCATTACATATGGCATTTTGATTATCACCTCCTTTCCTGTTATCTCAAGGTTGTCATACTGGACTCGGAGGTCGGTTGTGAACCCCGCTTCTCGCATATGGTCATTCACCAGTTGTAGCATCTCAAAGAGTTTTTCCATGTGATATCCTTTCAGTTTCCGACACCCTCGGAGGGGGGAAGCCTAATAGTGCGGGCCGCGCCAACGTCCTACCCACACCCAATCATGGATATGCTGCCATTGCGGCAAGCCCACCTCTAAAATGTCGCCGTCAAAATGTTCCCAAAAGGACGCCGGGGCATTGCAGCCGCCGTCGCCTTCCCCGATGTAAACGAGCGGGCGTGGCCCATGCCACCTGCAAGCCTCGACTATGGCGTCGCATTCATAGGGCGGCCACGAAACGATCAGCACGTCTGCCCGATAGCGCTTGACCGCCTTGACGGCGGGCACCTTGCGAACGGGGAACACTGGCGGCGTTGGCCAGTCCTGTTCTCGATTGTCCGTGGCGATACACCGCACGCCATGCAGGCCCAGCGCCTTGCACAGCCAGCCGTTGCCGGCCATGATTTCCAGCACCGTTCGGCGGCCGATCCAATCGGCAAGCCGCGAGGTCCATTGCATGTCTACCAGCGCCCACATGCCGAAGCGAAGCGTCGCAAGGTCGCGAGCATCACAGTCGCGCATCAATATGGAGCGTTCCTCTGTGTCGAATCTTGACAAGAAGTCCGCCCGCAAACAGCCAAACTCATCGGTAGTGATCGGAATCCGATCTGGAACCCGCCGACATTCTAAGTCGTTCAAGAAGCGGGCCGTCTGGGGGCTGCGGAGCCTGCCTGTCATGTTGCTCACCATTTTCTCAGGCTGCCTGGGCGGCGCGCGCGCCAACCCGGAAAACACGCAAGAGCTGCGCGACATTGTTGCCGAAACCGTCGAGACTACCACCAACACCATCTACGGCGACGCCAAATGGGTGGTGCTGGGGATGTTGGGGCTCGTGCTCTTGGCAGCGCTGGCATGGATCGCAGAGCGCGTTCTCGCTCGGCGCCACAAGCGCGAGACGACCAGGATGCTGCAACAAATAGCGGGCGATCAACGGGGCTAATGCCACGCAACTACCTCCGCCTAAACGATAAACAGAATATCGCCGCCGCAAGCAACACGATGCAGAGCGAGTTCGCGTCCACTTGGCTCAGGCTACTCAGCATCGGGCATGTTACTTCTTCTCTTCATGTGTCCATCGTTATCCGGCACATTGAATATCGCCTGCTGAAACTTGACGGGCGGCGGCTCATCTTCGCGGACTATGCCAATTTCCGGAGGGGCCACGATGCACAAGCGAACGCTCTGGCCGCGAATGCGCCCGATCGTAACGATGATATCGGGCCCGATTTTGATTGACTGTCCCGGCTCACGCGTGATTACGAGCATTAGTGGGGCTCCTCGGCCACGAACAGCCCGGCCGTGCGGGCCGCCTCTTCAAGCTGCTGGTCGTCTTTCAGCACGTGCCAGTTCGGTTTGTGCGTGACCAGAAATTCGGCCATGTCCTCGCAGGCTTCGTCAACCAATTTCGGAAGTCCGGCCTTGTGACCTTCAAGCCCAGCCATTGCATTGCCTAGCTTGGCGAGCAAGTCCAGCGCCTGACTTCCGGGATCATCTAATGCGTCCCGACAATTCTGGCAAAGACTCATCACAGCCTCCAATCAAAAGCCGACGCGCCGCAGGTACAGCAGAGAACCCACGGCGCGCCGGGAAAGCGGCCCGCGAATGTGGTTAGGTCACGGTGCCCCTGGAGAGAGATAGGGGTCGCGATCTGTCGCAGGCCGTTGGCATTCAATTGATGATATGACCTAACCACGCTGAAAGACTACAACACAAATGACCCGCCGTCAACTGCAAAAACGAGCACGCGACATAATTGGTCTGCACTTGGCAATGTGCGGGCTCAGTTGGAAATGCCTGCGAATCTTTGTACGCGAGGGATTGTCAACAGATCGTGGGGCGTGCTGGGCAGCCGTGCGGGTGCTGCGTGGCGCGACTTTCACCCTATACCTTGACTCAGAGCTATTGAACGGCGAAGGCCCGCCATTGGATTCGCTGATCGGGCACGAGGTTGGCCATATCGTACTAAATGGGTGCCAATTAAAATACGGGGCCGAGGAGCGGGCCTGCGACGTAATCGGTCGCATATTGGCCCGCACGAAATAGGGACACTACATATTGGACGCCACTTGGCCTGCCACATCGGCAGGTTTTTTTGTGCGCATTCATCTTGAATAGTGCTTGACAATCAAGTGGGATGTGGTAGATTGAGGGAAAGGAGAAACCCAATGAGCAACACGAATGGCAGGCGTATTACGCAATTGACGGCGGAGAACGTCAAGAGGATTCACGCCGTCAACATCACGCCGGACGGCGCAATCGTGCAAATCACCGGGCAAAACGGCGCGGGCAAATCCAGCGTGCTCGACAGTATCGCCTACTGCCTAGGCGGCAAGGACGAGATTCCATCGAGACCTATTCGCGAGGGCGCGGACGAGGCCCGGGTGGTCATTGAGTTGGACGATCTTGTGGTCACGCGGCGGTGGAAGGGGGACAAGACCTACCTCACCGTCGAGTCCAAAGACGGGGCCAAGTTCCCTAGCCCGCAAGCGATGCTCGATAAGATGGTTGGGGATTTGTCGTTCGATCCGCTGGCCTTTAGCCGCATGTCGGCCAAGGATCAGGTGGCCACGCTCAAGAGCGTCGCCGGCCTGGACTTCAGCGAACTCGATCGCAAGCGACTGTACGCCTATGATGAGCGCACCATCGTGAACCGCAAGCTGAAAGACGCCAACGGAGCGCTGGCCAACACGCCGGCAGTCGAAGCGCCGGCCGAGGCCGTGAGCATGGCCGAACTGATCGAGCAACAGAACACGGCCATCAAACAGGACGCGACGAATAACAAGGTTCGAGCGGATCACAAGTTATGGAAGACAGAGGCCGACAGGCTTGCCAAGGCTCGCAAGCAGGCCGCAATCGCGCTCGCTGAACTCGACGAGGATATCCGAGAAGCGCACGCCAGTTGTACCACACTAGATAAGCAGGTCGAATCGCTTCGCGACCCCGACCTCGACGCCATCGCAACTAAGATCGCAGGCGCGGAAGAGGCACAAGAGAAGGTCCGCGCCGCCGCGCAGCGCGCCGAACTCGTGGCCCAACGCGAACAGCACGGGGAGGCCTCTGACGCACTGACCAACAGGATTGACGGGATCGACCAGAAGAAACTCCAGATGGTTCGCGACGCGAACCTGCCGGTCGAGGGCCTGGGTTTCGACGAGGACGGCATTTCATTCAACGGTCTGCCGTTTGATCAAGCCTCGTCTGCCGAGCAGCTTCGCGTGTCCGTTGCGATGGGCACGGCGTTGAATCCCAAGCTGCGCGTGATGCTGATCCGGGACGGCTCGCTGCTGGACAAGGACAGCCTCACAGTGCTGGAGGAGATGGCCGAGAAGAGCGACACTCAAGTGTGGCTTGAGCGCGTCAGCGACGGTGAGGACGTAGGGATTGTGATCGAGGATGGTTATGTGCGCGGGGCCGAAGTCGCGTCGGAGAATCCCGAAGCGGCCGCGAAAGCGAAATGAAACAATCGCAAGCACAGCAAATCCTCGAAGCCCTGAAACGTGGCGAAAGCATCACGGCGCTGGACGCTCTCAATTGGTTCGGTTGCTTCCGGCTCGCGGCGCGGGTTCACGACTTGCGGCAGGCCGGACACCACATCAAAAGCGGAATCCGGGTGGGCAGCGGCAAGCCGGTGATGACCTATTACATGCACATAATGCTGAGAACGCCGCAGGTCCAAAGCGAGGTGCAGAATGTCCAAGGCTGATCCAACCTGGGGCGGGGCTCGCGAAGGCGCGGGACGCAAGCCGACCTATCCCGAATCGTCGCGCAGCCAAGTGTTCTGCCTGCCCGAGCGCCTGATCGACAAGCTCGCGCGGCTGGCCAAGCGAGAGGGCGAAACTGTCAACCGGTATTTGGCGCAGACAATTGAGGGCCTGAAATGAATGCTGCGGACCGCATGAAAGCGTTAGGGGCCTCGCTAGAAGCAATGCTAGAGGCGGCGACGGATCACGTTCTAAACGAACGAAAGATGAGCGCAAATGATCTGCTAGAGCTGTCGAAGCGGCTGCGAACCGAGTCAGTCCAATACGCCCGCGACTCCGAAGAGCAGCTCGTTCTAATGTTGGCGGCGGCCGGCTCCTCAGTATTGCTCATGCGAATCTTCGCAGCGAGCGAACAAGAAAACAAGGGAGGACCGACACAATGAACGGGTTCCCAGTGCAAGTACTCCGGAACATGGGTCTGCGGTGTGTCGCAATGCGATACTATTGGTGGTTCAAGCATTTCCTTGAAGTTGGCCCGCTGGAAAATGCCGCGTATTTCCTATTGCTGCTCCGGAATCGAGATAAGCAATTGCCGGAGCCGTGGCAGCATTTGCGTCGCCAGTACGCACGCAAACGAATCACTGTTGCCAAAGGAGAAACGCAATGAGCGACACGAGTCTCAAATGGATACAGGGTGACGAACCGGCCGTGCCGGCCAAGTGCGGGTGCGAGTTGCGCGGGCTGGCCGTGGTGCTGTGCCCATTGCACGCCGCAGCCCCGGACCTGCTCGCGGCGTGTGAGGATGCCGACATTTGGTTCGATCAGAACATGGCCTGCGAAACCAGTGCATCGTTTCAACGATTGCGGCACAAGTTCACCGCCGCCATCGCCAAAGCCAAAGGAGAAACCAATGCCTCCTGAGAACAGCATCACAATCGGCGCCTCGGAGTCGCCCGCGTTGTTCGGCCACGGCAGCCCGATGGCCTTGTACGTACGCAAGCTGAACGGCCCGCCGCAGCACGATGGCCCAACGCCCGAGTGGCTGGAATGGGGGCTCAGGAATCAGCCCGCGATCATTGAAAAATACCGGGACGAGCACCCATTGCTCCAGGTGCGCCCAAATCACGAGCAGACGTTTCATCCGACCTGTCGCTGTATGCACGCCACGCCGGACGGGCTGATCAACGGCCACGATCGCGGGCTTGGGGTCCTGGAGGTCAAGAATGTGGCCGCATGGTTCGCGTCCGATTGGGATGACGGCGTGCCTGAGCGATATGTGATCCAGGTACAGCATCAAATGGCCTGCACCGGCCACAGGTGGGGGGCCGTCGCCGTGCTGATCGGCGGGTCACAGTATCGAGAGGGCGAGATCGAACGAGACGAGCACCTGATCGCAGAGATTCAGAGCCGCTGCTGCACGATGGTCAAGCGTGTCGAGGCCAAGGACCCGCCGCCCGCGGACGCGAGTACCGACTGCGGCATGGCCTTGGCCCGGCTGTACCCGCTCGAATCGGAGGACGTGATCCAGCTTCCCGGCGAAGCGATAGACTTGACGGCTCGGCTGGACGAGCTGGCGGCGGCGAAGACGGCAGGCGAAGCCGAAACCGAGGGGCTCCGCAACAAGATTAAGGCCATGCTGGGCAACTCGATTGCCGGCATTTTGCCGGACGGCCGGGCCTGGCGCTGGAAAACCGTGGACCGCAAGGCGTACAGCGTGGACGCGGGCTCGTCCCGCCAACTGCGGCTGCTGAAAGGGCTAAAATGAGCGACACGAAACACACGCCGGACATTCTGCAAACTATCAATGCCGATCAGGCCGCTGCGCTTGACACCCTGTGTGCCTATCTCAGCGACAAAACGTGTAGCCAGTGCGGCAAGCCGTTTTCTGCTCGTGCCTGTGGCCCGACACACGCCGCCATCGCCATCGCCAAGGCCAAGGGGGCGGAGTAATGCAACTCGTTGCCCCGCTCATTTTGTGGTTTGGCGAGCGCGAGTGGCTGATTCAGCAGCGCGTGATTCAGGCCGATATCTTCTGGCCTTCCAAGCGCCTACTCGGTGTCCAATGCCAATTGAATCCTTTGCTGGGCTTCACTGACCGTTTTCTCTATTTGCGAGGTGAATCATAATGACCACCCAACTGAGCACCACACAACAGCGCATGGGCGAATTCCGCAAGGCGTTGGAGCTCACTTATGGTGAGCAGATCAAAGCGTCACTGCCCTCGCCGCGCGACTTCAATCGCTTCTGCCAAGCCATGTTGACCTGCGCCGGCGTCAATCCCAAGCTGCTGGACACGACGCTGGAGAGCCGGATTGCCTGCGCAATCCAATGCGCACACCTGGGCCTGTTTCCCGACACGGTGATCGGCTACGCATATTTGGTGCCGTTCTACAACAAGAGGAAGGGTGCGAGCGAATGCCACTTGATCCCCGGCTACAAAGGTCTAATGCAACTGGCCCGGCGCTCGGGCGAGATTAGCGTAATACAGGCACGCGCAGTCTACAGGGATGACGAGTTCAGGGTTGTGCTCGGCACGTCGGACCATCTGACCCACACGCCCGGCCCGAATTATGACGGCGACGCGAGCCTGATTACTCATGTCTACGCTATCGCGGCCTACACATCCGGCGGAATGCAGTTTGAAACAATGACCCGCGAGCGGGTTGAGACCTATCGAGCCCGAAGCCGGGCCGGCCAGTCCGGTCCGTGGGTGACAGATTGGCTGCCAATGGCCCTCAAGACCGTCATTAAGCGGCTGATCCCGTTTCTGCCGAGTGCGACGGCTGCCATTCATGCTGCCCAACTCGACGATATGGACGAGCGCGGCGTGCCACAAAACCTGCATGCGCATGGCGTTAATATCATTGACGCCGCAACCGAACCGCCCGACAATGGCGATCAGGCACCTGCGGATGGTGCCGATAACTGAAACGCCATTTGCGAGGATTCGACATGGCAGCACGAACGAGAGTGATCTTGAACGATGCACAACGGAAAGAGGTCAAGAGCATGTGGGCGAAGGGCAAGGGCATGTCCAAGAAGGACCTGGCGACGAAGTTCACTGTCAGCACGAGCACGATCGCCAACATTCTGGGGCCGGCTCCGGGCTCTATGAGCGGCAAGCGAAGGCGGGCAGCGGCGACTCCCGTAACCAAGCTGCACCCGATGATCACGCTCTTCGACGAACACGGGAGGCTCTTTGTCCCGGCCAACAGGGTCGCGACCTATCTGGTTTGACGGACATTGTGCGTCGGCCGGCGGCGTGGCAGCGTCGGGTAAGAGTGTTGGAGTAGCAGCCAGGTGTGAAAACTCCAGCAGTGTGGCCGCGAACCTGAGGAACAGAGAGGGCCACGAAACGGGGCAACCCGTGCTCTCGCAAGAACTGTCAAGCGAACGAGAGTGTTGGTGCCGGGTGGGGAATCCGGCCCGGCTGACGCGCATAAAACGAGCCGCAGTCCGTCACGTAGCTGCGGCCCGCCTATGGAAAACAAGCAACATGCACCCTAGCAACCTCATTGCTGCACGTCAAGGCCGAATCTCCGCGGGAGATCCCCGATGAGCGACACTAAACCGTGCCCTGAATGCAACGGGAAGATGATTCAATGGCCCACGGGCGTCGTGTTGTGCTGTTATCCTCCCAAAACGCCGTGGATATGGAAGTGCGGTTGCGGCCATACCGAAAAGGGTGGCAAGTGGGTAGGCCAAACGGACGAACAGAGCTTTCAGGACGAATGGAAGGCAAGGCAATGAGCGACACTGTTGGCCGGTTCGCCTGGCATTGCCACCACGATATGTTGCTCGAAATCCTGGTTGAGCCCCACGAAACACGTGTGGCACACATCACGGGCTGGAAGCGGGTGAGCGAGATTGCGACCCGCCTGCGGCTATTCGAGTTGGTTCAGGGTAAACTGCCGGATGAAGTAATTGCTGCTGGCAAGAACTACATCGCCGCGCGGGAGAACTGGGTCGTCATGCAGAAGAGAGGCAAGGCTGCGCTGGAGAGATACGTCGTTGCGCGGGAGAAGTGCGCCACCGCGATTGCCGGCCACGCCGACGAGATCAACGCCCTGCACGCTGCCGAGTGCCCGGACTGCCCGTGGAATGGTGTGACGATATTCCCTGAATGAATGACTCAAACGGCCGCAATGTGCGTAGATTTTACCTTGAAGTTTGCCAAAATGGCAGTCCGGGCGGCGGGTAGTTGGCGCTTGCACTTGGCGTGCGGTCCGACTACAATGCCTGCGTTCGGGAAACCGTACAGCCGCCCTGCGTCGCCTTTCTAGCCATTGGATCTCGCGGGGCGGTTTTTTGCGCTTGACGGGGGCAGCGGGCGCAGTAGGATATGTGAATGATTCAATGGCGTTCATCAAACCAATTCAACCCTACAGACAGCCAAATAGACTGGGGGCGACATGGCAGTGGCAACCGCAACCAATAAGAAGATGACCGAAGCCGACTACCGGGTGCGGCGCACACAGATCGACGAACAGGTCGAAGCCAAAGAAGAGCGCGTCAAGGCCTACGGCGATCAGGAGTTGGCAAAGTTGTTCTGGGCTTCCGGCTGGCTGCAAAAGGAGCTTGCGTCGCAGGAAGGCAAGTCAGAGCCGTGGGTGTGCTGTCGTCTGAGATTCGGATCGTTCCTAAACTGGCTCGAATCAGAGAAATTTACGGCGCGTAAATTTCAGCAAGTCGTATCCAAGAACCTGACTGAATTCCGCTTCCGCTCCTACTGGGAGCAGACCTCCGGTACCAAGGACACCGCCCGGTTTCGCAATGTGTGGAAGATGATGCAGGACGAAACGCAGTTGGTTCATCCCCGCGAAAAGACCCGCGACATCATCACCAAGAAATGCGACCCGCACGAGTGGTACGCCGGGCAAGAGATACAAGAATTGACTGGCCTGACCGAGAAACAGGTCGCGAACGCAACCCAGCGAATGTATGACCTCGGGCTTTGCGAAACGAAACAAACAGCGCACGGGCTTGCCTATCGCATTCGCAAAGGTGAAGGCCGCACCAAGATTGATACTGCCTGGCTCAAACAACTCCGCAAAGATGCGGACGCACTGATCCGCAGTATCATCAAAAGCGCTACGGGCGACGAGGCGCGCTACAGCGCGACCGGCGTGGCCATCGACGCCGGGAAACTGAAAGACCTTATGAACGAACTCAAGGAACGAATCACGCCCAGCTCTGCATAGGCCGTTGTTGGCCAAACGCATCCGGGCAACCTCTGCGTTTTTAGGAGTTTTGTTATGGAATTGGTGAAATCAGAAACAGTGGACCTCACCCCACGGTTGGCTCAGGAGTTTGCGTCAATGGCGCCCTCTCCAACCGAGCGGGAGTCGAGTGCCAAGAGGAAGAAGTTTCTGGAGAAGGAACACATGAGCGGACGGTTCAAGGCCGTCCACTGGGTCAAGGCCCAACTGAACGGGACAATATACCGCATGAATGGCCAGCACTCGGCGGGTATGTTGGTCGATCTCGACGGCACATTTCCGCAAGGAGCCAAGGCGCACATCGACACCTACAGCGTCGAGACGCCCAGCGAGTTGGCTCTGCTGTTCCGAACCTTCGACTCGCGAAACTCGGCGCGGTCGGCACTCGACGTGTCCGGCGCGTACCAAGGGCTGAGTGAAGTGGCCGATGTGGATCGTCGTCTCGCCAAAATGGCGCTAACTGGCATCGCATGGTTCAGCAAGACCATCGACAAGCAAGCCTTGCCAAGCGGGGACGATCTGTTTGATCTGTTTAGCAATGCAGATTACAAGGAGTTCATTGTCTTCTATGGGCAGGTGTGTTCGCCGCGAACCAAGACGCAAGAGCTGCAAACGGCTCCGGTGGTCGCCGCGATGTACGGGACGTTCCTCAGGAACGAGGAGCAGGCACGGGTCTTCTGGCCGGCTGTGGCCTTGAACAACGCAGCCGATGACAGCGACCCGGCCCAACTCCTCAGCACCCAACTGGTCGAGGTCCGCGAGAGCCTTGACGTTCGCTGGGGGCCGAAGACATACTACGCGAAATGTATCAAGGCGTGGAATGCTTTTCTGGGAGGCAAGCAGATCAACAGTCTCAAGGTCAACACCAAGAAGGAGCTGATCGGGATTCTGGCCTAAACCGCTCGCCGATGCGCCCTGCGGGGCGTATCCGCCAGGAGTTTAGACGTGAGCGAGACCTGCAAATTCCCCCAATGCCGCAGCCGAGAGATCGAGCTGATCTATCTCGGCAAGCCTTTATGCTTGAAGCATTGGCGAATGTTGTGCCGCAAGTACGATGAGCCGCAGGACATCAAGAAGGTGCTGAAGATCCAATGAGTGTCAGCCAATCCCGCCGCGAAGATTCGCAGATTTCTGCCAGCCGGCGGCGGGCACAACATGCGGTGTCCGGCTGGCGACGGCCGCCAAGGTCTAGTACGTCTGCCATGTGGGACTAGCCTAGTCCTATTTGTGAGTAAAAACGCCAGCACGGTATGTTCTTGACATGTTTTGTGGTGCCGTATAATAGCCCAATAACCCAATGGCTTTCCCAATACCCAATCCGAAACCTGTCCATAGGACACCCAATAACCAATACCCAATGGCCAATAAGCCCAATACCCAAGTCAGCAATCCGAGCCGCGACGGTAGCCGATTGGGTATTGGGTGTTCTGTCGAACACAAGAGAATTGGGTTGGAGTTCAGGTCAAACGGCTGGCCGCATATCACCAATGCCATGTTGCGCGATGACTTCGCGCTCGTCGGCCTGTATGATTACTACGTCAGCGCGGGGTTCATGCCTGATACTGAGGAGGGACTTCTAATCTTATTCGAGGCTGCCCAGAACGCCATTGAGCACGGCAAACGCAACAAGCCCGGCCTGTTTGTTGCACGGCTGTGTGATTGGCGAACCCACAGACTGCACAGGATCAAGCACGCGACCTGCGACCGCGCTCATGCACGGCTGAAGCGTGCGCGTGGCCATGATGCCGTTGCGCCACGGGCAAAGGAGGCGAGATGAGCGAGCCAGGCTGTACGGTCTGTACCCATCACATTAAGCCAATGAAGTTGTCCACTTGCAACAGTTGCAATCCTAGTGGTCGCTGTTCTTGTACGATCTGTGGGCTGCAAGCCGAGAACGCCGCCCTGCTCGCGGCGTGTGAGGATGCCGACATTTGGTTCGATCAGAACATGGCCTGCGAAACCAGTGCATCGTTTCAACGATTGCGGCACAAGTTCACCGCCGCAATCGCCAAGGCAAAGGAGGCCGAACGGTGAGCTACACTGATAACCGCAAACCGTGGACGTATCGAGGCTGGAACATCAGGCCCACGACGACAATCGGGTGGATGCGCGGACCCTATCAAGCCGATCGCCTTCTGCGGCAATGGGAAATCGCGCGACCCGGACGTGGAACACGCAAGTATTCTCGCACCAAAGCGGGTGCGAGGGCTTACATCGACAAGGCCTGCGAACGCTCGGCCTGTCCTGAGCGCAGCCGAAGGGAGGCGACATGACCGCGACCAAACTGAAAGGACGAACATGAAGTATTCAATCAAGCCAATCACAATTGCCCCGAAGGTGTGGCTGGGCGTGGATGGAGATGGCGAGTGGCGTCTTTTTTATGCGAGCCGCAAGCCAGAGGATGAGTGGCACGTGTCTTCGGGCCGGCAGTGCTTGCTGGACTTCGCAGCACTTGTTCTCCGAAACACAGAAGCGGTTGAACTTCTGATCATTTACCAACTGTATGGTTTGCTGCCCAGTATAGAGCAGTTCGACGACCGCGCCGTGCAGAAGCTCATCGACCGCGCGAACGAGCTGTGGACATTCGAGGTGGAGAAATGACCGCGACCAAGATGAAATCCTTGTGCCTGACCGGCCCGGAGGTCCGCACGCTGCTCAAGACCGGCAAGCTCGTGCAGTTTGTGGTGATGGAAGATGGGCCGACTGGCCCGTGCCGAGTTCAGTGGGATCAGGATGCGCTAGAGTTCTCGCATTGGGATACCGGATACGAAGAGGATGGCGTTACAGTTGCCTGCCCCTTCGCCCCCGGCGAGCGGCGCTGGGTGAGGGAGGCGTGGGCAATTGTGTGGACCAAGCATGAGCCGGACGAAGGTCAGACGATTTGGGATGTGCCGCACCGCATTGAATACAAGGCGGACAGCGACGCAAAATACCCCGGCAACTGGCCGGATGATTGCGGGGATGATGAGGAATGCCCACGCTGGCAATCTCCGATGCACATGCCCCGCCGCGCATCCCGCCTCACCGTCGAGGTCGTCGCTGTCGAGGCGATGCAGATTCAAGAGGCGAGCGAGACAGATGTCAGGCAAATGGGCCTAGCGATTTTACCGGAGACGGTCCACGATCGACCGGAACTGTGGGCGGTGTTGGGAGAGTCCTGGGACGCCGCCCACGCCAAGCCGGAAGAGAAGTGGGACGCGAACCCGTGGTGCTGGAAGGTGACGCATGACTGACAAGGTGGCGAAGCCAATTCCGCCGAAAACAGAAGATGAGCTGAAGCAACTTGTGCGCGATCTGGTAAGCGGGAGGGTGTTCGTCAACAGCATGATTCCCGAAGGCGAGACACGTGCTCTGGGCATGGTTTTCATGGTCCTCAGCCTGGGCGGGCTGGAAGGCATTGACACGTCCACGATTGGACAGATTTGCGAATATTACCACAAGGCCGGGCTAGGTAGCATCAACGGCTTCCCGATGTTCTATTCGGCGCAACTAATCAACGTCGAAGACTGGGCCAAGGTGATATCAATGGCTAATGCGATCGAGGCTGCGACGACGGCAGTCTTGAAAGGCAATGCCCAAGGCGTGCTGAAAGGGTGAGTGATGGACAAGGCTGGTTGTTGGTTAGCGGGCGTGGTCTGTGGCTTGTTGGCGTGCTTTGTGTTCTATGCTTTTGGGCTGCGGCCAGAAGCGAGAGGAATAGGCTATCGCAATGGGCAGATAGATGCGGCAAACGGCGTGATGAAGTACGAGCTACGCGAACAGGACGACGGGACGACAAGCTGGGAGCGGAAAGGCGATGATGCGAATGACTGAATTGTGGGCGTCAATCCCCGAGTGGTTGCAAGTGATGCTACTGTTGGCCGTCGTAGTGCCATTCGTTATGTTCGTCGTTTGCGAAGGGTTCTTTCGGTTTTTCGCTGGGAGGCGGTGATGCGAAATGAAACGTGCGAATGGAATGGTGCCAGTTGGGCAACGTGGAACGTACGGACAACTAATGTAACCCCGCCCCGTCTGCTGTCGTGCTGGCACTCCTGTGTGGAGGATGACTCCCACAAGAGGCTATTCCAGTTACGGCAGCGGCGGGGCGGATGATTCGAGGACAGTGAAATGAAAACGATAACAGTAACGGAGTTCAAAGGACACAAGGAGAAAATTACAATGATTCTATGCGACAAGTGCAAAGAGAAAAACGTAGAGACTCCAATCGAAACAACCGGCGTGCCGAATGTCGATGTTGCGAGTCGCCACAAAGCCACCCTGTTTGTGACTTTCATGGTTGCTGAGGGCGACATTTGCGAAGTAAGCGATTCTGAGATGTTTGCCAAAGAATTCGAGGGCGATTGGTGCCAGAGTTGTGTTTGCGAGAAGTTGCTGGAGCTGTTAAGCGCGACCAAGGGCGGATGATTCGAGCGGGCGCGGCCCGTGAAAGGTGATGGTGATGGCGAACAAAGACCTGAAACTCCGTCCACATCGTATTCGTGGGCGCGATGATGTGTGGTGGTACGAGGACCCCAAAGGTATTGATATCTGTTACAAGCGGAATCACTTTGTCGTTCCGTGGCGAGCGATACGCAGTGCGCTTGCCCGAAAAGACAGCCACACAACGAAGAAGGCCAAGTGAAATGATGCGTCGGCCGGCGGCGTGGCAGCGTCGGGTTCGGGCTTGACGGGAGCGGGCCTTGCCAACCCGTGCGGGGCTGTAATGGACATGCGTCTTTGATTGATCACATTGGCGTGAGGGTCCGTTCTTCGCCTTAACAAGGTACAGCGGGAAGCCCGGCCCGGCCGATGCGTTTTTTGAAAGGTAGATGACGATGAGCAGCAGCAAGCCGGAAGCGAAACATGAGCCACTAACGAATGCAGAGCTAGTTATTCTGGCCAATAGAGAATACGACGTTGAGCACATCGGCGAACGCGCCGTCGCCGAAATCCGCGAGCTAGGGAGCGAGAAGGCCGCCCTGCTCGCGGCGCTGGAGACGTACGGGGTACACTATGAAAGTTGCCCACACCTGATGCACAACGTCGTCCCGGCCGATGTGCCAGAAGGGACGCTTTGCACCTGTGGCCTCGACGCCGAGCTCGCGTCGGGCGGGAAAGCTGATAGCCATCAGCGATCAGCGGTCAGCGATCAGCCGGAAGGGGAGATAATAAATCCCCCGGACGTGGTGACGGCCGTATATCAGATATTGGCCCGTGTGGCTGGCGATTCAGAGGGGCCTTACGGGACCGACGAATTAGTGGTCGATCTGAACGCAATCTTAGCCGCCGTCGAACCGGCGGCTTCGGATGTGCAGGCGCAGTGCGAGAGTGAACCTGGGCCACCTTACGTTGACCCGTTCAAAGAGCCGTATGGAGCCGAACCGGCTAGGGATGAGATGCCCGAAGCCACTCAGCCGGAGGCCCCGGCGAAGGAGAAAACATGAGCACCACATTTGTTGCCAACACAACGCTGTTTGTAGAGCACTGTTCTCAATGCGGTCTAACCTTTGCAATGCCGGAGAGTCTCGAAAGGGAACTAAGGCAGAATCACAAGATTTTCTATTGTCCCGTGGGGCACGGTATGCATTACTCAGGCGAATCCGACCTAGAGCGAGAGTGCCGGCATCGTCAAGAGATACAGAATCGCTTGACGAACGAGCTGTCATACCACGACCAAACGCGTGCCCAACTTCGGGACACCGAGCGGAGTCGCAATGCCCACAAAGGCGCGGTTACCCGCATCAAGAACCGCGTTGCCAGCGGCGTGTGTCCATGCTGCAAGCGAACGTTCAAGCAGCTCGCCGCGCACATGAAGACGAAGCATCCGACATGGAACAAGAGCGAGGCCCTCGCGTGACCCGCAGATTTGTCTACGCATGGACTGGCCCGTGGCCGCAATGGATGCGGATCATTCGCGCCCCATGGTTCTTCGTTCAGCAAACGCTCTACTGGCACCGGCACGGCGGGCGGTGGCTAGCGTCGGCCGCGCTGGCGTGGGCAATGGTTGTTGCACAGTGCGACGACTCGGACATTCGGCAAGATAAGAGGCGAAACGCGTGACCCGCCTGGAGACGACAGCCGGAGGCCGCCGAGTTGTGATCCTGAGCCAATGTCCGCGAAATGAAAGGAACGCCTATGGCCAAGTGATCCTTCGGGCTGCCGGTTCCCACAACATTTTGACCCGGCAGCCCCATTTTCACGATATAATACAGCATGGCCCGCAATAAGTTCAGCCTGCCTGAACTCCTAGATTACCTCGTTTCGTACATCCACGCCCACGGATCGCCCACGGGCATGAAGCAGGCCGCCGCAGCCCATTTTGACTGTGATCGCCGGACGATAACTCGAGCGCTGGATGAGCTTCGCCGCCAGAAGCGGCTCGGCCGCGACGCATACCGCAAATGGCGCAACTCCACCGACGCTGCAGATTGATGTCCCATTTCAGGCCCCCAGCACCCCCTTATAAGGTAGGGAGCGTGCTTTGGCCACATCCGACGAGCTACCACAATTAGATGAAGCAACGCGGAGGGCCATTGCTCGGCTGCCCCGCGATCTCCGCGAGGACGGCCGGCAGGAGGCATATTTAGCGATCCTTGATGGCCGCAGCCCTTCGGCAGCGGTGCGCGAGTTTCGCCGCCGAGAGCAATTCCGCCAAGACCGCGAAGAGGTTGGGCTGCCCCGGGACCCGGCGTCCGACAACTCGCTTCCACCATCACCATCGAATCGCCGCGTGTCAGATTGGAGATCGGATGCGCGGTCTTGTTAGCGGCGATCATCCCGCTGCGCGGCCTAGAGATCCATCCAACCGCGTGGCTTTGCCGCGGTCAATTCGCGGATCGCCGGTTGCGGCGGGGTGCAATGCCTCGTCGCCCCGGCGGGGCCTTACGATATTTCGTGCCGATCGGCGGCGTGGCGGGTAGCGGGAATAGGCCGGTACCAGGCCGAATACCGACGGATGCCACGGCAGGGACGCCTGAAATGGGAACGGTAGTTGGGTTCGACTCCCACACCATTCGTGCCGGTGATGCAAACCCGGCCCGATTTGTACGGATTGACGCCGGCGGGGCCTTAATCCTCTGCCATGTCTAACTTTTGTGGTGGCTTCGGGCTTGGCGGTGTTGGCTCGTCATCGTCTGCGTCCACGGGCGGGGCGGGCTTGAATCCGAAGCCCTTGAGTGGCTCTTCCACGATGTTGATTTTGCCAAGGTCCATCGTGACATTGTATCACAGTGTCGCTTATTCATCAAAGCGACATCATGGATGCGCAGCTACGATTCGTCTCCCGATCCATTCGGCGACTTGCGGGACGACGGCGTTGGCGAGCCCTCTAAGTCGGTCCACCCTTCGGGGAACCCCATGAGCCACTCGATCCACGTCGGGTTCAGTTGACCACCAAGGGTCTCTGATAATCCCATTGCTCCCCGTCGCGGCGAAACATTTCCGCCCTTGATCGCGTCGGTGCTGGTTGGAGTCGGGAACCTCGCTACCGCAGTCGCCAGATCGTCGCTGCCCGTGCCCGGACGGCTGGCCCTGGCAAAGTCCGGTCCGCTGGGGCTGCTCTTGGGAATGGGCCATCGTTTGGGAATAATCCCCGCCTCGCGAAATTTTCGTATGGTATCGTGATTCGTTGTTTGTTCGTTGTAGACTTCGCCCATTGACGCTGTTGCGGTGGGCAAGAATGAAAACCCGATATCGGATATGCGGGGCACCAACGGCTGCTGCCGGAATACAATCCCATTCCGCATCGTACCCGCCATCGGCCAAGTTTCCGAGAACTCGATCCATCCCCCGAACAAGCAAAGCTGCGACGTTTTCCACGAGCACGTATCGGGGTCGTAGCTCGCAAATGATTCTGTAGAACTCAGACCACAACCCGCTTCGCTGGCCTTCGATTCCTGCCCGCTTGCCGGCGCTGCTGATGTCTTGACAGGGGAAGCCCCCACAAATGAGATCAACGGATTCCAGATTGCGGATACCGACTGTTCTAACATCTTCGTATCGCTCCACGGTTGGCCAGTGTTTCGCTAGGACCTGACAGCAGTAATCATCAATTTCGACCTGCCATCGACACGCCATGCCGGCTCGCTCAAGGCCAAGATCGAGCCCGCCGATGCCAGCGAATAGGCTACCAAATGTGATGGGCTGTGGCATGGTGACCATTGTACCAAGAATGTCGCTTTTCATCCAAAGCGCTACTCTAACGAGATACGCTCTTCGTGCTTGAATATGTGCCCGAAGCGGCAGACAGAACAATGGCACGTATAGTGTGCCGTGAACAGTCCTGCCCGGCTCAGAAAAAACTCATAGTCTTCGCGCAGGCTTTCCTCTTGGTTGTCGGCCGTTGGTTCTGCGCCTAGGGCTTTTCGCTTTTCGTCGAACTCTGCGACAGGAATCTTCCCATAGGTATCGGCAACCTCCCGTTTGGCGGCTTCATGTTTGGCCTGAGCCGCCAGAAGGCATTTGGGGCATACTGACCAATTGTCGGCGGACATTCGATCTTCCTTTCAATGGTGTCGCTTTCAGCCAAAGCGCTGCTGCTTATCGGCCCATGCTTTGTGTGTCCGCGTGTAGGCGAGTCGGCGGGCCTTTCGCTGTGAACTCGCATTACCATAGAACACCGCACGCCCGTCTTGCTGAACCACATACGCCACCCATTCGCCGCGCTTGATATGGATCAAGATTGGAGCGCTGCACCACCCGTGGCCATGACGCCGACCATCGTACGGCCCGCCAACAAAGACGTACTTCTCCCGCTGGCCTCGCGCGGACAGCTCTTTCGATACTTCGGCCTTGTGGTCAGCAATCCATGATGAAACTAGGCCGGGCTTAATAGACTCCGGCTGCTGCATGATTAGTTCGCCGTCCCAATCCAGTCCGAGCTTGAAGCCGAGAGCTTCGAGGACGTCAATAACGAACATCGTTTCTCCTTAGAGTGTCGCTTTGTGCAAAGCGCTACTCTGCTCCAGCGGGCGGCTTCTCTTCGGCCTTGGCTCTCGCCAGTGCCATATCGTGCTCAAACAGGTCCTCTTCGTTCATCTCGTACAGTGACGGCTTACAGTCCACGCCCCACGTTCGATCACAGATGCGACAGAACGACTCCGTTCCTTCGTCTACGCTGTCTCTGAGTATCCACACGCTCCGGTGGTTCAGTTCGCAGTGACGCACACGGCTGCGCTCCGCCGCGATACGCCGTTCTTGTGCATCCGGCTTTGTGGTTTTTGGCATTGAGTCTCCTTTCGGAGTGTCGCTTTCATCCAAAAGCGCTATTCGGGTTTGTTGGCCTCGTCGATGTAGGCCCTGACCCCGGCTTTAGTGCGGGAGCTTATGGATGGCCGGCACACCAAGCGGAATTGCCATTGCAAGAAGCGTCTGTGGCCATCCCGAATCACGATTGGTGTTATCAGGTTGCCCCGGTATTCCCACGATTTGCGATTGTCGCATTGCTGTGCGTTGCTCATTGCAGGGCCTCCTATTCTGCCCAATCCTACCACAGGGTGTCGCTTTTGCAAGAAAGCGACATTCAAAACGACGGGCTGCAGGCTTTTACTGCGGCACGCCGCAAGGCGCAAAGGCAGGACACCCGTTCGTGTCCATCGCCGCTTGCATCCAGCAGATTGTCTATAGCCGCTCCGCTGGCATCCAATGACACTATACCACATTCGCAACGAGCGACAAGCAATAATAGTGTGATGGCAACTGCCATTGTGGCAGACAAGAACGAAACACGCTCCGAGCGGAGCTTCGGCGAATAGCCGGCCCTCTGCGTTGACGAGCGAATAGGGCGATTGGCGCAAACCTCAGGCGCGACGTACACCCGCCCGGCCGGTGCATCGGCGAAATGATGGGGTTCGCATATTGAGCCCCGGGGGTGACTTGGCCGGGAGAGACCGGCCTCCATTTGATATGCAGCTAAATACGGACACAACTGCATGCGACCCTGGATCAGCAAGAGCGTTCTTGCACAGGCCAGACGCGCAGGAACTGCTGACTCGACATTCCGCCAAATGCTGCTCGCACGGGGCCATCAGCACAACCTACGCTCCCTGTAATTGCGGGGCCTAAGAGAGGGCACGGGCGCTGCTTGCCATTTTGACATGAGCCACACCAACGGATGCGAATGCCTAACTTGCAGATTGCAGGCGTTTCTCATGCGCCCGGGAATCAGACGAATGCTCACCGAACACAGTCTATTGTGTTGCTCCTATGAGGAAGCCCCAGCGGCTGAGCACTCATCGGCCCGATTGTGCGATTGCGGCGCATCCCAACGGGCCGCAGACCTAGAAGCCCTGTTCGTATGATGTTCCAACTCCTGCTCAAACCAGTGCCCGCCGGCCGCGACGGCGACGGCCGCGATCCCATTTACCGCTTGCGCGGGGCGCTCAAGGTGGCGTTGCGACGGTTCGGTTTGCGGTGCATAAGCTGTGAAACACTCGAAATTTCCGCCCCAGGTCTACACGAAAGACGAGCTCAATCGCATTCTGATGGCCTGCGGCGGTCACCCAAACGGGCTGCGAAATCGGGCGATCATAATGATGGGCTACCGCTGTGGGTTGCGATGCGCAGAGGCGCTGGCGCTCCACCGATCGGACATCGCTCTGGACCAAGGCCACGTGCTGATTCAGAGGGGCAAGGGCGGGAAGTCGCGGCGAATCGGGCTGCCGGATGACGCTGCGGCTGCCGTTCGTTCCACGTGGAACGCGGAGCCCATGCGGGGCGAGTGGGCGTTCCCCACCTCGAGCGCAGGAAAGCTGTGTACCTCATACGTTCGAACCCTGTTGCCGCGGCTGGCCCGGCGGGCGAACATCGCTAAGCGCCTGCACTTCCACGGCTTACGCCACACCTTCGCCTGGGAGCTGTCACAAGAGGGGGTGCCGATGCCGATCATTCAACGGGCCTTGGGCCACAGCAGCTTGAACACCACGGCGGTCTATTTAGACCATCTGGCCCCCCATGATGTGATCAACGCGACGCGGAACCGCGCATAAAACGACCGCCGACACATCCGTGTCCCGGCGGCCGGGTCCATGATCAACCGCGAGCATACATCCCTATGCCATCCTGTCAAGCAACAAATGCTGCAACAAAATACCGAATTTGTTGCAAGGTCGCAGGTCAAACCAAGCAGAAACCAGCGAGAAACCAATGGCCGAGCTTCCCGCCAGCCACTCCAAGGCGCTGAACAAGGGCCGCACCAAGAAGCTCCAGCGCCGCCTCACGTCGATCGACGCACAGCTCCGCACCCGCCGGGCAGCGATCAGCGAACAGCAGACGATCATCCATGGCCTGCTCAAGACGCGGGAACGCCTGGACAAGCAACTGTACGAGGTGGCCAAGCGAGGTGGCCAAGCGAAAGGATGAATATGTCCGCAACTCGACTGGATTTCAGCTTCAACATCGGTCAACAACTTCTGATTAACGCAAATGGCAGGGGGGGCAAGGTGGGCAAGGTAATCGGGCTCTATATGAATCGTGACGGTATCCACTTCGCTGAAGTCGAGTACTTCACGGATCAGAATGATCGTCGCGAGCAAATGTTCCGGGAAGAGGATGTGAGACCCATTGGCTGACACCGCCACACTCAACAACTGGATCACGTTTCTCGGCCTGTTGGCCTACCCCGCCGCAGTGATGGGGGGTTGTCTCGTTGGATGATTGACTGAAAGGATGAAAATGGCACACGTGCGCGTTGAATTCAAGTTCCCCCTCCTCAGCCAAGTGAAGATCAAGGCTACGGGCGCCGTGGGCAAGGTGATTGGCCTTTTCATTGATCGGGACTCGATCACCTTCGCACTCGTCGAGTGGTTCGACAAGACCGCGCAACAGCATCGGACATACTTCCGCGAAGAGGACCTCGAATCCGTTGGCTGACCCCACCGCCAATCTCGGCGAACTCGCGATCACGGGCGGCCCCGGGCGTCCGAAGGGCTCCAAGAACAAGGCCACGCGATACCGCGCCTTGATCGACGAGGCCATGAGCCAGGATGACGAGCGGGCGATCTGGCAGGCCCTGATTGGGTTGGCCAAGGGCTGTTCCGAAGTGCCCGCCGACGTGATTGCGGCCCGCCTCATTATGGAGTATCGTTACGGCAAGCCGCGACAGGTCATCGAGGCCGACGTGAATATCGGCCTGCAAGAGCTTGTGTTTACGGTCGTTCCGATGTCTAATGAGAGCGAGACGAACGATGGCGATCCTGACCCATGAAAGCTTTGGCCGCAAACAGGGGCGGACAGCGAGGTTGCGAGCGCGGCAAGCGGAATTGGCCGTGGCCCAGGCACTCAAGCCTGAAGCGAGCGACAGGCCCTGCGGGTGCTCGCCGGGCACCGTGTGCACTAAGTGTTTTGGCAAGCCGGCGCCCGCAAAGCCCAGGCCGATCGCCCGCGAGCACCCCGAATGGGCCTATGCCGCCGATTGCGCCTGCTCGGTATGCAATGAGTTTTGGACCGCATTCAAAGAGAACCACGACGGAGCCGATCCGCCGCCCAAGGTGCCAGCCAAGGTTGAATGCCTCGTGTGCGGGGCTGGCCTGGCAGCTCCACCCGGCGAACCTCTTGAGCACAATCTGTGTGCCGTTCATGCTTCGGCTACGCCTGACCCAATCGTCAACGAAGCCAAGGCTGCTACGCAGACCATCGAACAAATCACCGAGCGGGTCGTGACGACGTTTCGAGAGCACAACGAGTGGTATCCTACGGGCCAACGCTACGACACAACATGCGCGTGCGATTTCTGCCTAGCCGTGCGCAACGATCCAATGTTCCCCGGCGAACCGCATGGCGCGTTCGCGCCTGTCGGTGTTGGTTCCGTAGTCCCAGCAACGCAAAAGCAGCCCGACGCCGACGCCTTCATCCGCAAGCAACTGAACGCCAACCTGCGCGGGGTGTTCACATGAGCGACGAATGGCGATTGGCACTGAACGTGTACGCCATCGTGATATCGGCGGTGGCGATCATTCTCGCATTGCGGCGGTCCAGAAAATGACCGAACTCGCCTCCATCAACGCCAAGATCGACCGGCTGAACCGCAAGCTCAAGGCGGACCCAATAGCATTCACCCTCAAGCTTCCGGCAACCAAGGCAAACATAAACCAATTGGGCTGGCAACTAGATTGTACAGCTCGCCAGAACGGGACCATCTATGAAGGCTCGATTGCGTTTCGGTTTGATCGTCTTGGTGACTGTCTCGTGCTGTGGGATGAGGCAGAAGCCCTATTTGGCGACGAACACGCCGAGCATGTGCCATCGGATATCAAACTCTTCGCCCGCAAGATACAGCTCGCCATACTGGAGCGGCTGACGGGATGAAAGACAACGACGGCTATATCGCGCTTCTGCTGGTAGCTATTGTGGTTGTCTGCATCTGCGCGATAGCACACATCGCCGACACTACTGCACACGGGCTTTGATCGATGGCGATAGCACGAATCGGCCACAACCCATTTCTGAGGTTGCATCCAACATCTTTAGTGAATGGTGCCGCATTGGGCATTTGCCCAAGCTCTTCATTTCTCGGCTTGTGGTTGGCGATCCAGATTGCATCCGAGCGTGGCAACTGATTGACGCTCACCACGGGATCAAGTGGACGCCACCGCCCCATCTATGCAAGGCATCACCGCCGTCGCCTGACCCGGTTTTCGCCTGAAAGGAACAATCATGGCATTCCTCGCGGATGGGCTGTCGAGCCCCTTATTTCAAGAATGGTCTAAAACCTGCGATCTGCCGAAAGAGTGTCGCCGCATGGCAATAGACGTGGCAGTCGATGATGTTGTCATCGTGTACTACGAATGCTTTGGTGACGAAGAAACGCTCGCCAAAATGCCATCCCTCAAGGGCGCCAAGGTTGTTCACGTCGCAAGCCTGCGCCCGAACTGGCTGGGCCGGGCCTTGCGTTGGTTCGGCCAAAAGCCCAGTTGAACCAAGTCTAAATTTACACCAAGGACTCATTATGTCATTGTGCCGACCGGGCTGTTGCCAGTCCGCCAGGAAGACGGGAGCTGCGTGGATCGACCGCACGCTTGCTAATCTGTGTGTTTCCGAGCGACTGCGCCGTAAGCTGATCGACCAAGCAAGCCTGTTTCTGCTGAATGGTTTCTCCGCCGCCGACTTGAATGTGCGAGTGAGCTGTGGTGGGCGGGCAGAAGTAGTGGGCCTCGTTGGTGTGGCGCTCCGCATCGTGCCGCTGAGCATTCTGAGCGGCGGGGAATAGCCCGCAACCGGATTCAAAGAATTCGGATTTTATCCTCGCAGCGCGCTATTCCAACATCAGCCCCAATTACAAAGCACTTAAATCCATGTTCGGTGAGCCTCCCCAGAATAACCGGGCCTAGCCCATTCAGCCGGACCTCTAAAATTAGGCCGTCACGGCTGTCACGGGGTTGGCGCAAATTCGCCTCTATGGTATTGTCTGTGGGCGATTCTTGCTCTCCCTTGACTTTCCATTTAGTCATAGCCTTATCCTTTCAATAATGCGTCGGCCGGGCCGGATTCCAGCGACATCCACTGCGGGCCTTTGCCGCTGCCAACTAAACCGCGAAAGTCGTACCGGCCGAGAGGTTTGATGTCTCGCCGCAGGCCCAATCGTGGTCGGGCGTTTGCCCTGCGGCGCGCGGTTCACTCACGCCACGACGCCGGCCGACGCGTCAATAGCATATCATGTCCACCCCACTGAGTCTACAGCATATTCTCGTGACCGGCGGCAGCGGATTTCTAGGCACGGCTGTGCTGCAAAAGCTCGATGCCGCAGGGTGTCGCCATGTGTGGTCGCCGAGTAGCGGCACGCTGAACCTGCTTGATGAGGACCTCTGTAGGAAGTGTGTTGTTGAGTTCGCGCCCGATACCATAATCCACTGCGCGGCGATATGCGGCGGCATTGGAGCCAACCAAGGCACAGAGGCCGAGTTTTGTCAGGGCAACCTGCGAATGGGGCTGAACGTGCTGCATGGTGCCCATGTGGCTCATGCCCGGCTCATCAACATCGGCTCCGTATGCGCCTATCCCCTTGATTGCCCACAGCCCATGCGCGAAGACGACCTGTGGGCAGGCTGGCCCGAGCCTACGAATGCCTATTACGGCATTGCCAAGCGCACTATCATGGCGGCGGCCGACGCCTACAACAAACAGTACGGCCTCGAGCGCTTGAATCTGGTGCTTACGAACCTCTACGGGCCGGGCGACAACTTCGACCTGAAGACCTCCCACGTTATCCCGGCCCTGATGCGCAGGATGGCAGAATGCGGGCCGTGCGATACGGTTGACTTGTGGGGCGACGGCACGCCGACCCGCGATTTGTTGTATGTCCAGGATGCCGCCGAAGCCATCGTTGTGGCTGCCGTCTCGCCAAGCGCGGGCGGCACGATCAACATTGCGTCAGGGCAGAGCCATAGCATTGCCAAGCTCGCTCGCATGGTCGCTGATGTTGTTGGGTTTCACGGTCAAGTAGAATGGGACAGGGCAAAGCCGAACGGTCAGCCAGCGCGGCTATTGGATATTTCGCGTGGCGCACGCTCGCTCGGCTGGAAAGCAACGACTAGCATCCAAGACGGCCTTCGGCGAACGTATGAATGGTACAAGGCGTCAACCGAGCTCTGTGGCATGAGGCTTTGTGGTACACCAGTAGAAGAGGGCGGCAAACAGCGCCATGGCCGTTAAGCCGAATATGCTAATCATCGCGTCTCGGAACCCCTTTTCTCGCAACGCCGATGCCGACGGCAGCCCCGGCCCGTACCGGTGCGGCTGGTCCAGTGAGCCGCATCTAAACCACCGCCTGCCCCGCGCATAAACACAAGGCCAGAATCGCCGGTGATTGTCATAGTGAATGAACGCCACGGCGAACGGGATTGAGATGTAGAGCGGGATGTCCATTACACGCAACCTTCGAGTTTCAACATGATGCAGACCCAGATAAACACTCCAAACACGGCTGCGCAATTCCATAGTCCGTGCAACAGCTGAGACCACCACGAACGTGTCGGCTTCAGGAACGGGCGGAGCTTGGGCTTGGGCAATGCGCCAATGGAATAGGACGGAAGGTCGAGCAGTATGTGCAAAGGCGTGAGGCTGGATGGATCAACCTCCGGCTTGACCCTTAAATCCTTGATCTTGATCTCCGGCTCGTCCGGCGCCTCGGCTTCGGCGACCACTTTGGCAATGACCACGCGCATCTCTTTGAGCCTCCCTGAATTTGGGTGGCGTGAAAGCCGCAAGCGGTCCTCGCGAGCAGGACCTACGGCATCACCAAAAGAGGCAAAGAGCCATTTGGAGTCAGGGCAAATGTTCACAACGACATACTCAGCGGAAGTGGACATATCGACCTCCTGCGTCTTCGTGACAACGAACTTCCCGCGGCACGCGGCGCACAGTGAAAGAGGCCCGCAGCTATCGCAGCCGCGTATGTGCGTTCGGCGTTTGCACTTGCTTGCACACAAGCCACCCCTGAGCAACAAGCCGCACGTCGAACAGTACAGTTTATTTGTATCAGCCTCCGCGAGAAGCATCCAAGGAAGCATGTCGCCTTTACCGTCGCCGCGCACAACGTCTTCCGGCACGTAAGGGGCACGGCTGACCGGATCGTATAGGACGAGCTTCGCGTGACAGATCGGGCATAAATGGTCTGCATAGCAAGACTCGCAACCCGGAACATGCAGCGTGTACCCGCGGCACAGGCAACCATTGGGGCACGCGCCATCAGCAAGTCTTCGGCCGCAAATGCCACAGTACACGCTATCAGCCTCCGACCAAGCAACACGCGGCGGCGCAAGCGAAACCCCAAGCAACGGCCAAGATGCTCAGTTCAACCAGAAATCGCACCGTCCGCACGCGGCGCCATCGCCACGATCCGAAGGCGAAACCTACAACGAATCCGGGCAAATAGTCAATCCACATATCAGCCTCCCGGGCAAACCGCGCTATCACGAGAAGGCGCATCGGGGCGTGACGTATTGACGCCTTTCCACCTTTGCAGGAATGCCGTGCGCTTGATGGCGCATTGCGGATCGGGGTCCATAACCCGCGTGCCTTCCGGAGCGCAACCCGGCGGGAAGAGGTGTATTGCATGGCATCGCTTTGCAGCGTCGCTGGTCATCTTGTCATCGTGGTTGCGGGCACATAGAACATGCGCGATCGCCTCTTCGTCGGTGACCGCGCCACCTAGGTTGCTCATGTGCAGTACTCCCGGCAGATTGCCGTATGGAATGTCGTCAATCGTCTCATGTCGCACAACTTTGATCGCATGATTCATGGTTCACCTCGATTTTAGTACCAGCCATAGCAAGAAAACGCACAGGCAAAAGAGTGCGCCAATCGCGATTGCGGCCTGTGTCCAAGAGTGTACTTCAATCATAGCCTCCTCAGCACTTCGATAAAGATCGCCAGGAAAATCGCCACTACTGCGTAGACCGAAACGACAATCACCATTCCAATCCTCGCACAGCGGGAACGGTTGCGGATAATCACCGATGAGTTGTAGCGGATCATTGCGTTCCTCTCAGCGCATAGACGATTGCCATAATGGCTACGCTATTGACGATTGTCCAGCTCGCAATCAAGCAAATACAGAGGACCAACCAGCCCTGATTCCTATTATCCATTGCCCCACCCTACCCTAGCCCATGTCGGCCCGCAAGAGAAAATGACCACCGCAAGCCTCGATAGCAGCACAATCCTGGAATGCCGCAAGCAGTTTTGCAACTACTGCCGAGAGGGCCACGCCCTTATCCCCGGTACATACCGGCATCGGTTCAGAGCGAGAGTCTTCGGCATTCCGCAAACGGTTGAGCCTGGGTGCCATGCATGGCAGTTGGTGAAGCTGGAACATCCCAAGAGTCGACGTGACCCGCCGCCGAACTTTCAAACCGTCATTGGGCACGCATGACCACCGCCCTCATCACAGGCATCACCGGCCAGGACGGCTCATATCTTGCCGAGCTGTTGCTCGGCAAAGGCTACACGGTCCACGGCATCATCCGCCGCAGTAGCTCGATTAACACCGAACGAATTGACCACCTGTACGAAGAGCCGCATTCCGAGAGCCGAAACCTCTACCTGCACTATGGTGACCTGGCCGACGCTGCAAATATCGCCCGGCTCGTGGCCGAAATCCGGCCCGATGAAGTGTACAACCTAGGCGCGCAGTCACACGTCCGCGTCTCGTTTGACATCCCCGAATATACCGCCGACGTAATAGCATTGGGCACCCTACGGCTGCTCGAAGCTGTCAAGACGCACGCTCCAGCGGCACGGTTCTATCAGGCATCAAGCAGCGAGCTATTCGGTGCATCACCCCCGCCGCAGAATGAACAAACGCCGTTCCACCCGCGAAGTCCGTATGCGATTGCCAAGCTGCACGCGTACTGGACAACGATCAACTACCGCGAAGCATATGGGATGCACTGCTCGAACGGCATCCTGTTTAACCATGAATCGCCCCGGCGTGGCGAGACGTTCGTCACACAGAAGATCGCCAAGGCCGCAGTACGCATATCCCGCGGCCTACAGCAACATGTCTATCTCGGCAACCTTGACGCGCAACGAGATTGGGGCTATGCTGGCGATTACGTTGAAGCCATGTGGCTCATGTGCCAGCAGGACGAGCCAGACGATTACGTGATCGCCACGGGCGAGATGCACAGCGTACGAGAGTTTGCCGAGCGAGCCTTCGGCTGTGTTGGCCTGGATTGGCGAAAGCATGTGCGGATAGATGAGCGATACATGCGGCCCGCCGAAGTCGATGCGCTGTGTGGCGACGCCAGCAAGGCGCGCGAGCGGCTGGGCTGGAAGCCCCACGTTGCTTTTGACGAACTGGTCAAGATGATGGTGGGCGCAGGAAGCAGATGGGATGGTGCGACATGACACAGGCTGCATACGACCGGATCGTTGACGCCATCCAAAATAAGCCTTTGCGTAAGGCCGCACGGGCGTGCAAAGAAACGCATGATCGGCTTGCCGATCATCAAAAAACCTTTGCTCCACCCGACTACACAGATGGCGTTGACGCGCTTTGGGACGAGCTTAGGCCCCACATCCTCAAGCTGATCGCATTCGCTGAGGCGCGGGAGGCAGATGGCATGCAAGCCCAATGAGCACAGATTATCAATTCACTTGCGATGACTGCAAAGAATCTGGGGGATTCTTTTCTGAGCAGGCGTGGGGCTGGGGCAACTGCGACATCTTTACGAACTTCAAGTTCCTGGTCGCCCATGTCCACTGTGCCGGCTATCGGGTGATATCCGAGCATGAAGAGATTTACGGGGATGGGCCAAGGGAAGAGAAGTTCCACAGGCGGCTATGCACAGATCAGCACCTGCGCGAAGACGTTTGGCCGCGCGCAAACGAATGGGAGTGGGCCAGAGTGGGTGATTCTGCGAAGTGTCATGATGAGTGGCTTAAACATGAAGGCTTAGACGCGCCTAAACCCAAGGCGCCCGAGGCAATAGTGGCGGCAGCCAAATAGGGCGGGCAGGCAGTGGCACGCAAGCCCAAGCGATTCAGCCTTAGCGGGCCAAGCCCCCAACGCGACACCCGGCCAAGCTCAGCGAAGCGCGGATACGGCGGACGCTGGCAACGATATCGAAGATGGTATCTGAAGCGTAACCCAATTTGCGTGCATTGCAAGAAGGCAGCCGCCACAGACGTTGACCATATCAAGCGCGTTGCCGGCCCAAGCGATCCGCTGTTCTGGAAGCCGAGCAACCATCAAGCGCTGTGCCATTCGTGCCACAGTCGGAAGACGGGACGCGAAACTGGGGGGAGGATGCATTGAGAATGAGCAATGTCGCTTTTACCTAAAAGCGCTACTCCATGCGGCACGTAATGAACGCCCCCTTGACAGCGCCCTTGGCAATTTCAGGCAGCGGGCTTTCGTCGCCCATCAATATCCAATAGGATTCCTGCATGGATGCAATCTCGGCCCGCAGCTTGGCCTTGTCGGCTTGTAGCCCACAGATCGTACAAGTACAGCAGCCACTAGGATTGCAGGTGTTGCAAGTAGATAACTTCATTGGCTTAATGTGATGGGTACAGACGGTGCAGCCGGGCTCATCTGTCGCTGGCTCGCTCATGTCATCATCCTACCACAGAGTGTCGCCTTTGCAAGGCGCTACTCCGGTTTGGCCTTGGCGAGGGCGGCGTGCGTCTTGTTGTGCCAATCCCCAAACAGGAATTCTAGTTCATCGCTGCCCTCGACAGCCCCAACAGTTCCGGCCTCCTGATGTTTCTTGAGTGCATTTGAATACCGCCCGCCCGCCTCGCACGCCGCGAGCAGGTCTTTGAATGCGTCGCAACGAGGACACAGGTTTTCGTCCAACGAAACGCCCTCTGGCACCACAAAGTCTATGTTGCACTGGTAGCACGCGATCTTCATTGCGTGGCCTCCTGTTGTTGTTCCCATTCAGCCTGAAAGCGCTGCTCTTCTGTCTGTCCTGTTCTAGCCCCGCCCTTTTCGCTGTGGCCGCATCCGCACCGCCAGTTCCAGGGATATTTCGCTGGCTCGGTAAGGATGACGGCGCCGGTATCCCACTGGATCATCTTTGCTGAGCATTTGGGGCATTGCTTGTTGTCGGGCATTGGGTTCTCCTGTTCATAAAAGCCACCACTCATCATACCACATGTCCAAGAAATGGCAAACCCGCGACGGACAGATCACGCTGTACTGCGGGGATTGTCTCGACATCCTGCCCACGCTGGAGGATGGCTCGGCAGACTTCATCTTCACAGACCCGCCCTACGGGCACAACAACAACAACGGAGACCTGATCGCCAACCGGGAGGCAGCGCTCGGGCGGGGCAAGCCCGGCAAGCCGCGTCCGATCTCCAACGATGGCCACGAGGCTGCGAGCAAGCTGTTCAAGTTTCTTGTCCATGAATCTGATCGCCTGTTGAACCGTGGAGGCTGCTGCTGCTGCTGCTGCGGCGGCGGCGGCGGCCCAGACCCGCAATTTGCACGCTGGGCTTTGTGGAT